ATATAAGGATTTTTTAACCTTATTTCGTATCGTTTTCTATTTAATGGACACATCGGTGGACACAATCGCAAACCTACCTGTCCGTATGTTGGCCTGCATATTACACTGTAGTGGCTCAATCGTCAGCATGGGATACATTACAGGATTGTTCATCGGTACAGATCCGTTTCGCAACCAAAGTGGCTATGTCCGCTAAACTGGACAATCATCATCCCTCCATGTGCGATTGATGACGAATGTCACTATTCCTAACACAACGACATCGTCGAGAGCTTCGCCTTCCAGCGCCTCACCATCTCTTGTAATAAATGCGCGGCCCATGACTTTTGCAAAATCTGTACCGCCAGAGTACTGGATCAATACCGTGTCCTGCTGCTTTGGTTTAACGGAGAAATCAACCACGGCATAACCGGTTTCTGTTTGCACGATCCGAGTATTAGGGCCGGTACCGCAGAGTTTATCGACGGTCAGTCGCCCTTCCACATAGTCTGCTGCTGGCGATGGAAAGCCCACGATTACAGCCCTCCATTCGGGTTGTAAAGCTGGAACGTGCGATCGTCACCTTCCTGAGTTGAAACGTCGCGGAATGTTGTCACGTAGTGCTCTATCCACTGGTTAGCCTGGCGCGGTGACCAGTGCCAGTTATATCTCTCCAGTTCCTGCAGAAATCGCCTGGTGGTGAGGATGCGCTTTCCGTTAGGCAGGATATCTATTGCGTTCCGGCACGCCGTCTCGATTTCGTATAAACGCGGCATACTTCCCCCTGTCAAACTTACTGTATATAAATACAGTGTGCGCCGGGAGACCGGTAGAGATCAAGGGGTGAAAGTCCCCGACCATTGAAGGACCAGCAATCCACAAGGTCCCCGAGTCATGCGTTGCATACCGCGAGGTATGGGGCGAAGCGTTGACAGGGGTGTTGACAGGCCAGCCATTGAGCCACGAAATGTATATTAAATTACCGGGTGCCGACGTTGTACTGTTAACGGAAGGCAACATCATAGGGTGCGATACTGCGAGTGCCACATGGACCCGGCGGGGTCTGAGACCCTGGCATGTCAATACGATCTCTACGCGGGAACCGGGAGATCTCCCCTCTGACCATCTGCCAGTGTCGGGGATGGCCCGCACCGGGAAGACGAGGAGTCATAGCCGGTGATGTACGGAGAGGAGAAGTCGGACTCGCTCATAGTAGCGGCGAAGCAGGCGAACAACCCGAAAGGAGCGGAGTCAGTGGAGCGAAGGAGCGGGGCCAAGGGGAACGCGGAACAGCCACACATGCGCCGGACACAGAGCCGGGAAAGCATGTCACAGAGGCTGTCACGCGTGCGGGAAGCTGCGAAGCAGCGGAAGAAAGAACGGTTTACAGCATTGTTCCACCTGCTGACAGTCGAAGCACTGGAAGCCGCATTCCTCTCCCTGAGCAGGAAAGCGGCCGCCGGAGTGGATGGCATCAGGTGGATGGACTACGCCGGAAACATGAAGAACAACATAACAGATCTGCACCGGAGGCTACATCAGGGCAGCTACAGGGCGCAGCCCGGCAGGCGTCACTACATCCCAAAAGCGGATGGAAAACAACGCCCGCTCGGCATCGCCTCGCTGGAGGACAAGATCGTCCAGTATGCGCTGGTGAAAATCCTGAACGCAGTCTATGAAAACGACTTTATGGGGTTCTCATACGGGTTCAGACCCGGGCGAAGCCAGCACGATGCACTGGACGCACTGGCCACAGGGCTGGTACGCACTAACGTAAACTGGGTACTGGATGCCGACATCAGTCAGTTCTTCGACAGGGTGAGCCACGAATGGCTGATCAGGTTCACAGAGCATCGGATCGGCGACCGGAGGGTAATCAGGCTCATACGTAAGTGGCTCACAGCCGGGACGTCGGAGGAGGGTCAATGGCGAGCAACGGAGGAAGGCACCCCACAGGGTGCGGTCATCTCACCGCTGCTGGCAAACATATACCTCCACTACGTCTTCGATCTGTGGGCGCATCAGTGGCGACGTCGCTATGCCACAGGCAATGTGGTAATGGTCAGATACGCCGATGACATCGTCATCGGGTTCGACAAACGATACGATGCCCGGCGCTTCCGTATAGCCATGCAGCGCAGACTGAGGGAGTTCGGACTCACGGTTCACCCGGAGAAAACCCGTCTGATGGAGTTCGGCCGCTTCGCTGCCGAAAACCGTGCCATCAGGGGAAAAGGCAAACCAGAAACGTTCAACTTCCTCGGGTTCACGCACATCAGCGGGAAAGATCGCAACGGCAGGTTCATGCTGATACGAAAGACCCGCCGGGATCGGATGACGGCAACTCTGAAAGCCATCAAAGACGGTCTGCGAAGGCGCTGGCATTACTCAATCCCCGAACAGGGAAAATGGCTCAGGAGAGTGGTTCAGGGATACCTGAACTATCACTCGGTACCGGGCAACTTCCCCACCATGCAGAAGTTCAGGACACACGTAACAAACCTCTGGCGCCGGGCGCTCAGGCGCAGGAGCCAGAAGGATGATACGACCTGGACGAAAGCAAACAAACTGGCAGCCGCATGGCTACCAGGGGTTCGGGTTCTTCATCCATGGCCTGTGGAGCGGTTCACCGCCAGACACCCGAGGCAGGAGCCCGGTGCGTAAATCGCGCACGCCGGGATCTGTGCGGGGGGTATCCGGTAACGGGTATCCCTACCGCGACAAATGCATGTCTGCAGCAGATCAATATTGGCAGTGGCTATCAATGTTCTGCACAGACGTAACGCATTGATGCCTCAATTCGACTGGGTGCATTGAGCCGGAAAATATTTATAAATCGTCTTTACTCCCACCCCTATCACATCGGCTACCTGCTGCCGGGTTGCGCCGGTACCCAACATCCGTCGGCATCGCTCCACAACCTCAGTGGTCATTACCCGGCGGCGGCGGCCTACTCTACCCTGCTCCCTCGCAGCGGCTAAACCGGCTCGGGTTCGCTCTGCTTCTGATTGTTAATTTTTATGCAAAACCTTTGCGGAAACAAAAATAATGGTCTAAATAAGATATGTTACTCAATGTAACTTTATGTAAATAAAAATACAGCAATGACTCATGGAGCTAAAAATGAAAAAGAGCATAAGTGAAATTGAATGCGCTGATGCAGAAAAACTCATAGAAAAGTTGGATTCAAAATACAACATAACATTTTTGTGTTGGTGGAAGCAGGATGACATATGGAAGTTAATTATTGTCTTGGATAACTACAACTCCCTTGATAAAAATGAAATAAAAAGTAACATTTCAAAAGAGATTTCAGACATCGGAATCACTTCTTTTGCCACTTCTGATTGCGCACCATCAGGCACCAACATGATAGATCAATCTTTAAGAAAATTTGCTTCAATGCCACATAAGGAATTTATAAGGATAGAGTTTAAAAAAATTCAAATGAATGGACTCCCTGTTGAAAATACAATAATTTTGCGTGCATAGCATTCATGAACTTATATACACCACCAATAATCCGGCAGCGTATTTTATCTACCTTACAACGCGCCAGCCTAAAATAATTGGATTTGTGACATTGCCCCGCCAGTTCATAACTGGCGGTATATTTAATTAGCATACATCTGCACTGACAGATTTCCATGACATCCATGTTTCCTGCTAACAACCACCACCCCACAGCGCCTGCAATACAGGCCGTGAAAAGTTTCCGGCCTGGATTTATCAGTCAATTCAATAATTTTATTTAAGTCACACCCTCTTTGTTCGACTCTACGAAAAACCGGCTCACCTTTCGTTATCACGGGTCTAAATGAGTGCCCCAAAACCCTTCCTAAAAAACCGTGGCACTTTCCGGTTTTCTGTTCATCTGATAATTTATCCATCAGTAACCTCATTACTTACCAGCATCAAATACAGGTTTTGAAATGTTACCCCACGACCGCTCAGGGTGGTTTTCTTTCACTTCCACACTATAGGCCTCAGGGTGGTAAGCAGTCACAGTTCCACCAGAATACATGGGGCACTCCGGGGTTCCGGTGAGCACCATACCTTTAATTTGAATGTATTTGTTTTCTTTTCCGTTGAGCATTTTATTTACCTATTGCGGTTTTGATAACGCCTGCGCTATGCAGGCTGATTAATTTTGATTACTCACCCAGTGCTGTTTTCAACGCCGGTTCCGCCTCATCCAGTGGATTTCCGCTACCGCTGTACTGGAAAGTGAATGAATAATCAAACGGGCTTTTCTCAGTACCTACAGCAACAGAAAAAAGTGCGGTTACGTTGGTGCCGTCAAAGTTGCTGATTCCGGTCGCGGTGTACGTCACATCTACTGATTCCGTCCCTCCGGGAACGGTAAGCCGTAGTCCGGGGTATGTGATTTGCTTTTCAAGCGATCTGCTGATCGTTACAGACATCATGACCTCCTACATTTTTGCGTTAATACTGATCAGGTAAACCTTCACCGTACCGGTTGTCCGGTTCGTGAATGACAAATCGTTACCTGACGAAGATATATAAAACCGGCCATCACCCGGGGTTCCTGAGCCGCCTGCAGAAAAGTTATTGCTCAGATTCCCGGTTATCTGCGGTGTGCTAATTGAGAAATCCGTTAGCGCTGTTGCTGCTCCCACATAGGCCCCTGCACTGTTTTCTACCCTGATCGTCAGCGAGGCGGAGCCATGAATGCAGCCTCGAAATACGGCTGTCGTGTTAGCTGCAACTTCCTGCATCAGAGTTACTGCGCCACCACTGTTATTAATCAGGCGGGTCGGAAGGCCATCAACGCTGAATCCGCCCTGTACGATTTCGCCATAATCGGCGCCGTCGGCCAGGACCAGATTTTTGAATTTTTTGTACTGGAACGCAGAAGGCGCACCTTTGATACCCCACTGCATTTTCCCGCCAAAAGTGACGTTCTCCACCCGAAGGTCCGCTGTTGAACTCTGCGCAATCCAGGCACAACCATTGCTGTTGCTACCGTATGGTGTGGAAAACTCGCAATTTCTGATAACGTTGTTTTTACCTGATACGGAAAACACATTGAATGTGCCAGACGGAAGCACACGGTGATTCTCAACGATCAGGCCTTCCACCAGTACGTTATCGCCAATGTTCCCCAGGGTTGGTCCGCACTGAGTGAGCGTCACACCCCGAAGGTTTATATCAGAACCCGTCAACAGGTAGCGTACATGGTGCATATAACCACCAGTAATATTAAGACGCCCCCGCTTAGATGAGTATTCAAAATAATCCCCTGAGAGGTTCTGGCTATCTATTGTATGACACCCAATAAACTCAATCCCGCGGCAGTGGTCATTCTCATAATCTGATGTATCATCATCGCTAGTGTCGTTCATGACCGTCGTGCCAACCGCCCTAAACATACGATGACCGATATTGCTCCATGACAACTCCACGCCAATAAACTGAAGGCCGTCTACTCCCTCAAAAACGGATGGTCCGTAAGCCAACGGGTCGTTATTACGGATCCCCTCCAGTTTCCCACCGATAATAAAGTTATGCCGTGAACGCTTACCAAATTTCATCATCGCCGGGCAGGTTTCAATATGTAATCCAATGAATCTGTTTGCATTAGAGCCATCGGTACCATCATTGCCTGGTCCAAAATTCAAACCATATTTAATATTATTTCGGTCACGCGTATTACCGCAGTGCATGATACGAAGGTTATAAATAGTGGAGTCCCACACTGATTCGCCAGTTAACCCCTCACCGTCAAGATACCGCATCTCAACATTTTCAATAATTGCATACGAACTATGCTCAAGCTTAATGCCGCCCACATTCTCTGCAATAACAACCCCCGGAAATTTATTCTGGAAGCCGTAACCTATTTTGATGTTGCGAAAAACAGGCCGGAATAACCGCTTTGCACCGCCGCTGGGCGTGGTGGCCTTGGTGCCTTTGGTGATCCAGACGTGAGACGCATCAGTCCCGGCCTCCGGAACAAATAACGTACCGTCATTGCCCTCAATTACAATATTGGACTTTACCAACAAACCCGCTGCGAGAAACACGCCACCACGGAATACCAGTCGGGGATAGGTGGTGATATCACCGTTAAAGGTACTGTCGACCTGGCTGTTGATTTGGGCGATGGCGTCCAGAATGCCCTGGGTTGAGCTCGTCTGTCCGGTCGGGTCTATTCCCGGAAACGCGTCGGCATAAAATTCCCTCAGTGCGTTCTGTACGTTTCCGGGCTGCTCGAGCTTCGATATACCTGCTCCCATGCCTGGTTCGCTTGAACCCAGGTTTGAGCGAAGAGCCGCGTCACCGATGTTCGACCATTTCCCCGTGGGGTTTTCAGCCGACCACACACCGCCATCGTTCTCAGGAGAATCCCCGGCAATGACGTGCTCAAGCTCGCCAAGGTATTTGTACCAGGAACCATTGTAGTAGACGATTTGCTGGCGATTATCTACAGCCAGACCAACAGCCCAGTTGCCAAGCTCCTGCCAGCCGATAGCTGCAACTGCCTGCTCGCCGCGACCAGTGATGTAGTCGATAAAGCGGCTGAAGATCATCTCCATGCCGTGCCAGGTTTTGCGAAGCACACCTAACCGGTCCTCTAACTCCTCTTTTGTCCTGTCGTTAACGAATTTATCCACGTTTTCAGCGTTATCGTACAGGTCCTTTACGGCGGCGGAACCTAAAGGATTTTTCGTTTTATATGTGCTCATAGTCGCCCTATAACAAAAAACCCGCCGAAGCGGGTTGTTGAGAGTTATTTCTGTTTTATGCAATGTCGCCGGGGTAACTGGCGTTGTCGTAGTAGTAGAAGGACGCGCGGTACTCTTTGGCGGTAACCTGACACGTCCCGTCTGATCGTGGGGCAATCTCCTCAACAATGGCGTCATAGACATGACGCGTTGAGCCGCAGAACACCAGGCGGACTGGCTCAATGGCTGGTGAAGACTGGTCAATCTTCAATGGGTCATCAAAATCACTCAGATGGGGAACGGACAACTGATAATCCCCCACTCTGCTCGCCACCATCAGACCGGATGCAGAGCCATCCTGATAGCGGATCAGCGCACGGGGGTTTTCGAAAGACCAGTCCAGCGGCTCCGTGACGGTGAAGGTTGTCATGCCACCTGCCGTTGTCATCGCCTCCACCAGACAGGAAATCGTGTTGTTCCCCGGAATATCATCCGTGAGCACAATGCGATCGCCTGTGTTGTAGCACAGCGCGTCCAGCTCGGTGGTGGTCTGGAACGTCACCCGCTGCTGCAGGTATTTCATCAGGCGGCGCATGCCGATCTGGTAGGCGTGATCCTGAGAAAGAACCCCATCGAGTTTGTAGTTCTCGATTTTCACCGGTGTGGGATTATCGGGTGTCCGACATTTAACAGTCTCCTCCGCCCAGGTGACGCCGTTGATGTACGTCACGTCGACACCATCAAAATCATCGTCGGACGGCACGGTAAATCCGCTCTGCAGCTCCTCCACCATCTCATGCGGCGTTATGATCCCCGTCCAGGGCTTAATCCCCTCGCGGTTGACCGTCGCAAGGCCATCGCTTAACAGGAAGCGGGATTTCCCGGCACTGGCTATCATCTGCAGCATTTCCAGCGCCGAGATACTGTCGCCGGTGGCGAAATCGAAATTTTCGCCCCGTGGCGTCCAGTACGCAGACTCCAGCGCGTTGATGGTATCGACGTCCATCTCCAGCCCCAGCGAGCTCCCGACATGCAGCAGCGCCCCCGAAATGGTTCTGGCCGTTCCTGAGTCATAGGAACGCGTTGCCACAACGTTTACGCGGCGGTCCGACTGAGCCGCCAGCTTCCCGCCCGTCTCGACGGTCACCGCCATCAGCGACACATCGGGATAGGATGAAGGACGAGTTAGCAGCCGCCCACGTAGTGCCTGCCAGTACATCGAATCCCTGGCGTTGTTTGAGCCCTGCTCATTGCGCCGACGACAGCGAACTTCCACCAGACCCGGAGAGCTGAGAGTAATACGCTCAGTGAATCCCAGCCCGTTGATGTTTTTCAGCGCGTACTCTCCCTGGTGACTCACCCACCCCGATCCGGAACCGTAGACGCGATACTGTATCTCCCACTCAACGTGGCGAATCCGTTTTTTGCCCTTACTGTCAAAGCCGCAAATACCGTTCGGGAAAGAGAAATTCACCTCGAACATATCGACGGTCTCATTTTCAGGGCACACCAGGAACGGCCCCAGCCAGCTCAGTGTGTCGTTAAGACCAGTGGCCTCATAGTCGATCATCGTCCTGGCGGTGAATCCCGGCCACGACTCATCAACGGCCCCATTAACCAGGCGCGCCACTGTTGCCGTTGTGCCGTCGGCAGAGACGATCTGGTATTCGTTGCCACGGTGAGCAAGTGAAAGCCGTTGCACACCTTCAGGCATGCCCGAGAATGCGGTTCCCGTAGCGCTGGTATAGGCGAGCGTCACATTTGCTGTTACCGCCGGGCTGCCGCCGGTAGATGCCGTGCCGGAGGTGTAAACCGGGGCATCACCGAAAACGGCTGCAGGCAGCGAGGAGGATGTGATTGCCCCACCAACGAACGGACTGGCCGCCTCGGTTATCAGTACGGTACCGCCGTTGTCCCGTGCGACCAGGCCGGAGCCAGTGAGCCCCTCGGTGATGGCCGCCAGCAGTCCCGACATCGAGATGTAGTTCGCTACCAGCGACACCGTATAGGTGGTGCCCTGCCATGTGATCATGAACGTACTGGAGCTGATCGAAAAATCGTAGGTGACGGGAGCCGCACTGGCCTGAATTTTTGCCGCGCTGCCACCCTCGCCAGGCACCGCATCCTGACCCGGGGTATAGGATGCAATGACGAGGTCATAATCGACACTATTGAAACTCAGCGTCACCGGCATACCCGCTACGGGAGCAAGTTCGGTAAGCAACGAGCTGGCAAATACACTGTAACCAGAAGAGGTGGAGATCAGATAATTTGTCGGCGCCTTAATTTCAACTATGGCCCCCGTTACCCAGCTGTCCGGAAGAGAATTATCGTCCTCGTCGTCATCGTCACCATCATCCGTATCAAGGCCTGTAAACGTTACGGATGCACCAGAAACCGTCATGCTGTCAGCGATAATATCGTCGGAATCAGGCGAGGTCTGGGCCATGTCCAGCCCTGTTCCGCTTGATGTTCCACCGACCTCTGTCGAGTTGAACCAGTTCTCGCTGCGCTCATCGCCGGAAACATCCGCGCCGGGCGGAAAATAGGTGATGCTGAATCCCGGCAGCGTTGAAGCTGGCGTACTGCCAACCCGGACATCGCCATTGGTATAAATCAGTTCACCGACACCGAGACACAGCAGCATCTGGACGCGCATTTTCGTAGGATCAGCAGCGTCGAACCGGGTCACAGGCTGGACCACATAATCCGGGTAGATGCGAACCCGGCCAAAAATCTCGCGAATCGGATCACCCAGCTTTGCGGTATTTGCCTTCGCCGGGTTCAGGTCGAGACTGCGCCCTGTGGATGAGGTATAGCCCCCCGTATCGATACTGCTCATCATAAACAGCGAATAAGCTGCTGCAGCAACGGAGATACCGACACCAATCCACGCAATGGTGGCGGCCTCCAGCCCGAAGGGTACCGGATAAAGCCGGACATCACTTTCAGGGTGGATCACGCAGGTGGCCCACTCGCCTGGCGGAATGGACAGACCGTCAACCTCAATGGTTAACGGCGGGACATCCCGATCCTCGTAACCTTCAACATTCACCGCCAGCCAGTTACGAAGGCTGGTTACGCCATGCTCATGCGTTTCGAGAGGTTCACCGGGAAGCCGGGACGGGTAAAAACGAATGGTCATTGCCAGAACTCCACTTTGACAAATCGCCGCTTAAACCGCGCTAACGGAAGAAACGTTACGTTAGAGCCTGGATTGCATTCCGCCACATGCAGCAGGCCATCAATACTGACGACGATCCCAACATGGGTGACAGATGACCCGGAATAGCAGGCTACCCCGGCCCCTTCGCAGGGCTCGCAGCGTTCCAGGGTGAGCATCATTCGACGCGCCTCCCGGTCGAGGCCGCCGCCGTCTTTCGTGACCCCGGCAAAATCAGGCCAGAGAGGCAAATCCAAATCCCGGCGTATCTCGTTCACAATGCCGAAGCAGTCGAGCTGCGGATATACGCGACCGCCCTTCAGCCAGGTGACTGAACGGTATTTATCAGGGATGAACATAGTTAATCTCCAGTCAGAATCACTGGTTAAAAATTGTCGCTATGTGCGGACATGGCGATCAAAGAGGGCTGATTAAAAGGACTGAATCGGAGGTGACGGCCCTGCCGATGCCAGGCAGATGGTAAAAGTCATTCCGAAGCGTAAGTGATATTTTCTGCCGGAATTTCTTCGAAAAATGCCCCATCGTTATTCCGGTAGAATTTCCTGCTTGCTATGGCTGCTCGTTCAGCCCAGTTCAGAGCGGAAATGATTTTTTCTATTGTGCCATCTTCGAAAAACTCACGACAACTTACTGTCGTTCCGGCGCTGTTTTCATCGGGAACTGCCCAGACAACCTTGCCATCTAATTCGATAAGGATCCGCATGCGGGAATGAGGTTGTGCTGTCTCGCTATTGCGCCTAATTATCTTGATTTGTGGATCGCAGTCTCCGTTAATGCCATCCTGAAGGCTGCGTGAAAGATTTAAAATTGGGTTTCCTGTTCTGTATTTTTTCATTTCGACTCCTTAGCTGATGTAACGCAGTCCAGGGAAGACTGGGAGCGTGTAGCGGTAACGCGGCCAGGCCATATCAAGGACATTCATATAGCCCGCAGTGATCTGAACCTCTGTTGCCGTCCAGTAACCCGACTTGATTTTCAGCGTATACGGTACCGCCGCAGGCGCGGCTAAATCCGTGGAGATAAAACTGCGGTATGTCAGCGATGCAGACAACCTGTTAGCCAGGGCATTGCGGATCGTCGTGGACACAACACCATCAACATTGCACAGGGCGAATTTCAAATCTTGCGTACCGTCCGCGTTGCGCGCCGGCAGCGCAATGTCAATCGCGCAGGCGGTAAACGTTACGGTATCGCCGCTCTCCGTCGTCGCCGTTATATCCTCGTACCCCTGGCACAGGTAGTGAACATCTGAGCCAACGGTGATCTGCAGCGTTTCAATGATCACCTCCGGCCCGCTGCTGGCATAGAGCCTGTTAAGTCTTGTCATGCTTCAGGCCACTCCCTGTTAACGGCAAGATCAAGGATATCGCTGTTCACAATGAAGTCAGGGAAATCGACCCATCCATCAGGCAGCACAGGGCGTTTCCAGAGTTCGAGTGTCGCTGTGAACTTCCAGTAAATCGGCGCCACCAGTGTTGGCCCCTCATAGATATCAGTGAACCGACATTTATAAAACTCCACCCCCAGCGGGGTTTGTAGCTTCATAAAAAACCAGTCAGCGCCATCCGTTATTTTTTCCCTATACCAGGCTTCAAACAGCTGAGCCTGACCGTCGGTCTCCATAAACCATGACACACTGGCCTGTGTCGGCGTGGACGTATAAGCTCGCCTTTGCCGCGCGCGGCCGGTGGTTAGCTGGGTTCGTTTTAACGGGCTTACAGGCTGGAATCCGTATCCTTCCTGTAATGGCATAGGGAGATAGTCGTGGGGGTAGGAAATGTCAGCCATGCCGGCTCCTTGAAAAGCATGTAGAATAAATTTTCACCGTTAACCTATGGAGTAAATATGGATTTCAGGACAAAGCACGATGGAAGCGAGTCAGCAACTGGCTTTTGGCTCCAAATCTTTGAAGACCTTGGTGAAGATAAAGGCGTTAACATGGCCAACCTGGAAATCTGGGTTGATAGATTTATCGACTCGCGCGCAGATTTGAACGCTGAAATAAAGAAAAATGCTCTCGAATTTCTTAAGAGAGCCGTAATTTCCCTTGAGGCAGAGCTAAAAGACAGCTGATATATCCCCCGCCCTGTTGGGCGGGATTTTCACGTTGGCCCCTGTCGCGCATAATTCCCTTTGAGAGCATTTCCAAAAACCCCCTGCGGCTTAACCACGTCGTTTGCTAGATCCCCTTTAATTTGCCGTGTAAGTTGCCGGTTGTTTTGCGCTAGCACGACGTTAAGTTGCTCAGGTGTCATTCCTTGCGCGTTGATGTTCTGGCTTATGGAAACGTGCTGTGTCGTGCTGCTCTGGTTACTGTTACTAACGTTCTGGACACCAGTACCAAACCCTGTGCGCCCCAGAGTTGCATCAAGCGGCTGGCCATTTCGAAGTGCCTCGAGCTGAGACACTCCGATCCGGTTCGTTGACGCCTGGTCGAAGACGTACTCTCCTTTGTGAACAATACCCGCGGGCTGATACTTACCACCGGGGCCGGTGTAACCGCCGGAGGCGAAGCCAACGGCGGCAGCACTGGTTATGCTGGAAGTAATCGAAGCCATGAGTCCAATAACTTGCGCGATAGCTGCGAGGTTAGCCGGGAAAGGTAATCCGGCTAATGCCTGCCCCATTGCCATTGGGAGTTGCAGCGAAGCCTGTGCAATGGCGAATGCTTTCTGTGTTACAAAAGCGGCTTTATACATCGCTGATTGCTCACCAAACATCGTCCCCATCGAATCGGTGATACTGGAGAAGGAGTTTTGGGCGGATTGCATCTGCGCTACATACATAGCATTACTCAACATCTGCTGGTTTTGCATACCCTGCTGCTGCAGGATTGCCAATTGTTGTTGCCTTTGGCTTTCGTTACCAAGTGTGGTTTGAGTGATCGCCTGCTGCTGCTGGTTAAGCCAAGTTGCATAGTCCGTCTGTGCCTTTTTTAACCTGTCGATAATCTCAAGCTGCGGGTCTACTTGAAGCCCGATCAAGTTCATCCCCTGCCTGGACAAATCATCGTTGGTTGCACCCGAAGTAAGTGTACCGCCTGCTTTGTTTACTCCAGAAATAACTGAGTCAGGCAAAACAGACTTGTTGATCAATTCATTGGCCTGCTTCCCAGCGGCATCAGGGGTTAGCCTTCCTATGTCTACCATCTTTTGCAGAAGTTTAAGCCTTTTTTGCAAGGTGTCGTTTTGTCGCTCCGACTTATCGAAAACCTTCTCCTGCATTTTACGATAATCATCAAGGGTTTTAACTTGATTGGCTAATGCCTCCTGTTGTTTATAGGCCTGTAATATCTGGTCCTTTTGCTGAAAAATAGACTTCTGTGCAGCCGTTAGTTTCCCGCCACTACTTACTGTCTTCTGGATATCAGCAATTTGCTGCTCAAACTTTACACGTGCCTGAGTGGCAGTATTAATTTTTTCTGTGCTGGCTAATTGTTCCTGTAGCGCAGCGGTTTGCTGATTTATTTGATGTAATAGCCGAGAACCAGCATCCTCAACATAAGCCTTACCCTTTGGTGTTTTTGGCTTTTTGGGATCTTTGTATTTCTCGTTTATATTTGCGCGAAGTTTTGCCTCTTCTTCTGCACTAATTGAGTTACCGGCCGCCCTTGCCTTTACCAAATCCCTTGTTAATTCATCCAGTGCCTTTTTCCGTTTCTGGGCATTTGTTAGAGTTTGGTCTGTTAACTTATTAATGCGCTCCTGGGCTTCAATCCCTTCTTGTTGCCGCTTGTTATAGGTGCTAATAGCGTCATTCAGCACACCCTGAGCTGTAATCTGCCCCCTCAGAGAATCAACCTGCGCCTGAGCTTGCGCGATCGCGTTATCACTGCCCTGATAGTTAACTCCATAGGTATTCCACAGACCATTACCTAATCCGCGGCTTCGCTGTGCGTTTTCTAAGGCTTTTTCTGCCTCTTCAAGCTGGGATTCAAGGCTCTTTTCACGCCCAATGTTGAGCATTGCATCCCATGCACCTTTGGCCTCATCGCCGAGCCATTTCCATGCTGACTGCAAGGTACCCAAACTTTCAGCAATCTCATTTGCACGCTGCTTCATAGTTGCAGCATATGCTTCAGTCGCCAGCCTGGCGGCTTCCTGCTGATTACCCTCGTCATGAAGCGCTTTAATCTGGTTATAGGTTGCCAGTGTTAGGAAGTGATATTTGTCGTTCAGTTCTCCAATAGCAGCTACCGGGTTTTGTGCGATTTTCTCGAAGTCTGCCACCATGCTATCGATAGATTCATCGGTCGCATCATTCATTGCGACAACGGCCTCTGTGACAGTCTGCATTGAACCTGTAGCGATTTTACCACCAGAGACAACACGGTTTAGTGCCTGAGCGGCGGCAGCCGTGGTATTCCCTGTATTATCTGCGACCGATTTCGCCATGTCTGCTAATTGCCCGGTGGTTACCCCGGCAATATTCCCGGTCAGAACAAGGGACTTATTGAACTCCTGTTGCTCCTGACTACCTTTGTACCAGGCATATGTGAGAGTACCCACAACTGCGACAAGAGCACCGATCCCAATAGCCATGGGATTCAGAAAGCCAGTGAGTTTTTTGGCATTCTCTGCATTTTCAGACAATGAGTTAGCGTTATCTGACAGAGAATCGCTTGATTCATCGGCGGCATCTCCGGCCCCCAGCAGCTGCTGTTTTATAATCTCGAAAAGATTACCCCAACCGCCAAACGAATCGGCGATCTGCGAACCCTGCTGCATGAAGATAGTGAACAAAGGCATACCACCAGCTAGGCCAACAGCAATATCATTCAATTGCGCGGGGAGTAAACGCATGGCATTTTTATACTGCCCTGCCGAGATGGCCCCATACCGCATTTCATTGCTGACCTGATTGAGCCCCTTCTCTGTTAAATCCAGCTTATTTGAAAGCTCTGCGTGGTATTCAGGCGTAAGCAGCCCGGCGTCTTTGGCTGCCGACAGTTCAGCTCGCTGTTTCTTGATTTTATCTAACGCAGCTGAGAAAGGGTCGAGTTGGCCAACTAATCGCTGCAACGAAGCCCGCTGATCTTCCTGCGCTTTTACTGCGTCACGTTCTGCCTGCGCTTCTCCGTTCAACTCACGACGAGCTTCAGCAATTTTGGCACTGTAGGCATCATACTGCTGGATACTAAGCGCACCACTGTACGTATATTCGAAAATTTGCCGCTGCTGCTCGTCAAGAGCCTGTAATGCGTGGGTGACGGGATCAAGGCGAGCCTGTAATTGCGTGAGAATTCGCTCCTGCTGCGCCTGTTGCGCTGCTGAATCCTGAGCAGCTTTCGCAGCTTCTCTCTGGGCCTGCGTATACCCAGTCAATTCATCCTGAGCAGACTGAAGACGATTGCGAGTTTGATCAATGATGGAACTGTAGTGGCTGAATTCCTCAGCCCCCAGTACACCAGATAGATTTGCCTTTTTCAGCCGCTCCATTGCTTTATCCAGCTCATCAAACGCCTTTGATGTAGGATCCAGCTTATCCAGTAATTTTTCTATTTCTTCCCGCTGCGACCTTGTTGACTTCGCATTTTCGATGGCGTGTTTTGGTCCAACCTTAAGATGGGAGTTCAGATCTTTAGTAGCTGAGGAAAGATTATCCGTTGCGAACTCAGCTTTTTCACCCTCTGCCGTTATTTTGTTTAAAGCACTGGCTAAACTATCCGCGTTCTTTTCTGCTCCGGTGCTATCAAGAATAATAGCAAGGCGGGATGTTTGTTCGCTCATTTATCTTTCTCCGGGCAATAAAAAACCCGCAAATTAAGCGGGTTAGGAGATGTTTAAACAATGATAAAAAGCCCACCTGAGTGGGCTAGTTCAACTTAGGTAGCTTCTTTTAGATCGCTGCCACAGTGCTTACACTTAATGGCTTCCTTCCGGATAGACTCAGCACAGAAAGGGCACTTTTTGTATTCTCCTGACTCTCCATTTAAAACAGCGCGTCGTTCTGATGTAGAATATGACAATGCAACCAGCAATCCCAGCACAGGAGAAATAAAAGCCGCAAATCCTGCTGCTATGCCATTCCCGTGAGTAATGTTGGATGTCAATACTACCAATCCAAAACCTACTGCACACATGCCAATGAGGTAGAGAGCGCCAATTCCCACCCCATTACGTTTTGAAGCAACAACTGTTACCACAATGACCGCTAAACCAAAAAGTAAAAATCCAAAGAGCGGCGCCATAACCTATCCCCATCAGTTAAAAAGCCACCCGAAGGTGGCCTTATCAATCAGCTTGCGTTCTCGCAACCCGGCAGGCTGCGGTCAATCACAAGATTCCCCTCAACACGCAGACCAATCTTACCGAACAGGAAGGAGTGGTTAAGTTGTGTGACAACTACGTCAGACAGACCAACTGCACAGCGATCTTTTTCAATCGCTCGATCAGCGGCTGTTTTAACGTTCGGGATGCCAAGAGGGAAGATGATAACCGGATAGCTATCTTCTGCTGTTACGCGTTTCCCTTTGTAGAACTTACCCCCATTGAGGTTGTAATTTTTAGTACTCGCCACAGTCAAATCTGCAACACGTACTGTACAACCAGAAAGTAACAGCGCTCCAAGCGCCAATGCGATGACTTTTTTCATTATATGTTTCCTTTGATTGCAATCGGAAACATCCTATCATCGTCTTCCCTGAGCATAGACCACCATTAATGGTAGGTCAGTTACTTCCTTTCTTATCTGCTGCACGTTTTTGTGCCTCTGCCCACTCATCCCTCCAGGCATCATCGAGGGCCAGTATCGCTGCGTCAAACTCAATGCGGTCGATCAGGATGGTGCGCGATGCCAGGTAAAGCTCAATATCATTCAGGGACAGAGGGAGCGGCACTCCGGCCATGCCGGCATACTTCCTGCCGCGGGATATCATGGCGTAAGCGTTGAGGATCTCCCCAGTGACCGCATCAATTTCAGGCTCCGGAATGGGCGGGAGATTTAGTTTCTCCCTGCGCCACTTTGCTTTCTCGCCCTGCTCGCCGGCGAAGTCCTTTAGCCACTTTTGGGCTTCTATGGCTTTTTTACGGTTTCCTGAGTCTGCTGCTCCTTACCCTGAGCAATGCTTGCGGCCTCGGCCAGTATCAGCCAGTACAGATCCGGATATTGTTTCAGCATGGCGACACCGAGTTCTGGGGTATAGTCGAGAGCAACCTCTGAACCATCCACCAACTGGCCCACCCCCTCCCAGCCTTTCAACAGGAACCGGGCGACGTTATCGATCAGCAGGTCATCAACGGAGTCGATATCGCCCACGCTGGCGAGATTGAATTCCTTGGTACCTACCTTATAACCTGCGTCCATCTTATCGATGTGGCGCCGCACCAGCGCGTTACGGGAGCGATATTGCGGATTCTCGCTGCTGGCCACCAGCAGGCGAAGTTTAAACAGCGATTCTTCTTCCGGGGTGTATTCTTCATTGCTGTTTTCTGGCTTTTTGTAGGGGAAAAACCAGCGTTCACCATTTAAATCAATTTTGGGGGTAACAATCAGCATAATAACTCCATAATGAAGCCCGATCCGCGATGACTGCAGAACGGGCCAGGTAAATTAAGGCGCGGTAACGATGATTTCAGACGTTGCCGTAAAGGTGCGGGCCTTACCGGTGATGGTTGCAGTACCGACTGCGTTACGCGTGACCTTCGCTGTTTTCTGCCCGGTAGAAACCACGCTGGCGATAGTCGGATCCGATGACGTCCACTGGACGGTATCAGTAGCGTCAGCTGGTGTAAGCGTGGCGGCCAGGTTGACAGTAGAGCCGATTGCACCGGATGACGTTGCAGGAGCAACGCTGATCGCCGTTGCCGGGACTTTAGGCACGCGCGTGATCGTCGGCGGCGTATTGGCTGCTGTGATATCCAGCTGAACCTGAACAATGTCAGTACTGCCAGCATCAGGCCAGTCACCGGAAATCTGCACTTCCGGGAAATAGAAGGTATATGCGCCTTCAGCATTCTCCAGCGTAAAGCTAAACGGTACCGTTTCGCCGGTGAACGTTTTCTTATAGAGCTCCCACGCAGCTTTTGACCAAGAAAGCGTGATCTGCCCGGACGGCGTAAAGGTTGTCGGAATATTCGCGCCGGCGAACGCCGAACCGGTACCGATGCAACGCTGGGTCTGCATATTGTTGTCGAACTGGATGTTGAAGGTATCGACACAGAAACCATTACCCCCAGCTACACCATTCAGGCTGAGGGCTGTTACCTCTTTGAACGAATAGCGCAACGCTCCGGCATTATCGACCGGCGCGCTAAAGAAGCTGGTATCGTCACCTTTCGTCTCCCAGTCTAGACCAGCAAACGTGACCGTAGCAGTGATGTCACCATCATTCGGGATTTCGATCTGCAGGGTTGCCACCTGACAGCCGCGGGCGATTTGGGCGATACCCACATCCTCGGCATAGGAAGCCACTGAGAACGTGATGCGGCCATTGCCCATGGTCAGAACGTTATCCACCCATTCCGCACCAAAGCAGCTCGCCAGAAAATCATCATGCTGATTCCAGCGAAACCGCGTGCCGACATCGCCGCCAACATCCACAGTGCCGCGTGAAACACCCTGCGCCATGCGGTCACCAGCGATTTCGTCATTGTCGTTGGTGTTCTGCGTTGGTTTCAGACCAAATGAAGAACGCCGCAGCAGGTTCCACGCCCCTGCTGTTGGCGTGATTCCTGGCGTTGTCTCGCGAATAAACGCGGCTACTACTTTTGCACCTGAGCTCACAGGAGCCTCCTGTTTTTTGTGCGCTACAGAGCGCGATAAGGAATTTGAAGATTGAGCTGAAACCAGCCATCGGTCTCACCTGCCGGCACAGCAGAAACAGCGAAATAACTCAGCTTTCCATCGTCCCTGAACTCGAATAGCTCCGTTAGCTGATCGGCCGTTCGGGAGATAAGCAACGTCCCGGAGCCGACCGGAACAAACAGCTGAATGATGAGCAAGCCCGTCCTGTGGACGACCGGCCCATTCCCGATCTCGGTTGCGCCTGCCTGCCCTGAAATATTGGTGAAACGCGCCCAGATATCGCGGCCGCTCGGATCAAATATCGGCCCGTTGGGATAGTCCACCGCATCAGAAGCAATAGCGGTCTGCGCCGTCATTCGGGAAATGACAGCGTTTCTGATTTCTGTAAGGGTCATTTGTTGGCCTGAACTACACCGTTAAATGAGACTGCATAAACGCCAGTGGCCGCCTGTTTTGAGTGACCATTCTCTAACGCCACGGAGTAAGGGAGGTTTGACTGGATGTAAATCACTGAATAGGCCGGTGCCTGGTCAATGATGTTTTTGCCATTGAGAAACGTCATTGTCCCGCGCGGATCTGGTTCAGTCGGAACCGAGTAATCCGGTGAGCCGATACTGACGAAATGCGAAGCCCGGAACGTACCCGCGCGATAATCGGCCGGACGTTTGATATCCATGCTGTCATTAACGCGCACTTTTTTCCTGAGCCGCCCGGTTTTTGTCAGATTATCCGGATTGTCGTAGAGCGATTCGTTCCATTCGCCGACCGCTTTGTTGTACTCGACGGCCGTAGCGTTAATAGCCCATAACTCGGGATTGCCGACAGGAGACCGCTTCACGATTTCATTCAGCAGCTCAGTGGCGATCGTTCGCTGTTTTAACCTCACATCATCGGCCACCAGCCCGGCGAATGCTGACGGGTCGATATTCCAGCCCTTAGCCATATCACGCCCTCCGTAACTGAATGGAATACGCAGCACCAGCAGAGTCGGAAGAAGCGGTGATGACCTCGTAGCGCTGAAGCTCACCCGTAATCGGATCCGGTGCGGTGATGATATGCCCGACGGCCGGCTTGTCGTTCACTTCGTTAATCAGGGCGGTTAGCTTCACATCACCATGCAGAATGTTAACGCCATCGATACGGCGCAGCTTATAGCGCGCCAGCACTCCACGCCCCGAGTAAGTCACCTGCGTTTCAGTGCCGGTTTCCGTCACCGGGTCCCAGGCACCCCGAACGGTATATGACCCAGTGAAATCCTTAACGGCATCCTGCAGGTCGGTATCGAATGCCGCGGCGACTTCGGTTTGCAGCTCGTCACGAATGCCCATTGCACCCACCAATACGCTGCTGAGGTTTAACGATCACTGTACCGTGGAGTTTGCGGGTATAAATTTCGCCATTGCGCTTAACCCGCAGCGGGAGCGGAGCAAACTCTACAACACCCTTTGCCTGGTTTGCGTAAACGACATGTCTGATCGGGTTTCCATTCACAAACACATCGCGGGGACCGAGCCCGTCGCCGGCATAATGCACATATGGATTTTGCATGTTACCCCCTTACCGCCGCTCAATATGAGCATGGATAAAGTCGGTTTTAAGCGACTCCATAGCGCCAACCATCACATAGGGGCGTCCACCGTTATGCCAGCAATCAATCGCGTTACCCTCATCATCAAGCAGTATCACTGCGACACTGTGGCAGCCGCCGTTTTCGGCTCGCTCCAGAGCCTGTTTCAGCAGGCGAATAACCTGGTCGTTATCGAGGTTGTGATGGCTGGGCTTTTGAAATGGGACCACCTTCAAATCGGACATATCACGCCCTCACAAAGAACGTCTGGAAAGGGTTAATCATCCACGGTTTGAGCATATCCAGCGCCAGCTGCAAATCAGGATCGAGTAATTCAGTGCTGGTGGTTGAAAGCTCGGCAAAAGTGCGGGAAACCTTCACATCGTCGGCCTCAACGCTTTTGCTCGTCACCACGCCGGAATCTGTTTTTTGCTGATACAGATTGCCTGCAGCGGCTACGGAAGCGATAAACGCTCCGGCTTGCTTAACTTCTTCAGGAATATGCTCCGGGTAGATATCCTGAAGGTTAAGCGCCGTCATCCAGGTATTTGCCTGTAGCACGGCTTTACCCTTTTTGTCGGCGGTAGTCCAGGTATCCCCCAGCAACTCGTCAACGTCCTGGATTGTTATATAAACGGTCATCGGATCCTCACCAAAAGAAACGGGGCTTTCGCCCCGTCAGTTAACCACCCGCTGGAGCAGTGAACGCGATCGCTTCAGTTGTTTTCACTACGCCGTCAACGGTAGCTGTCACCGTGAAGGAGCCGGCCGTATCAGAGGTGAGTTTCACGGTCGAGCCACCAGCAGACCCTGTCTGTGACGTCGAAGCACTTAACGTGCCGCCAGTAGACGTCCACGCCACAGCTGCCCCAGAGACTCCGGCACCATTTTTGGTGTACTTGAGCGAAACGGTCACCGCGTCGGTACTGTCAGCAGTTGCGGAAGTTTTATCCACTGACAGGGTTACTCCCCCGCAGGGGCTTCCAGCTTAATCAGTACACCTGCAGTGGATTTGTTACTGGTGAAATGTTTCTTCCAGTTCGCGCCGGTGCCGATTTTGGTCAGGTCAGGGTTAGCGCCCTTCGTCTCATCCCAGCTGTAACCCAGCAGTTCAACGTTAACCGTGCCCTCTGCGCGATAGCCAATAGCAAGGTTTTCCTGGTTGTTGATATCGTAGGAACGGAAGCCCGGAGCCTGTGATTCCGTTACGGATACCGCACCAGCCACCAGACCAAGAATCGCGTCAACCGGCATGGTGTCAGTTACCAGCACCGGTTTACCCAGCGTGCCTGGCTGTCCGCCATAAACCACCACGCCCGCTTCTTCGTAAATTTTGTTGTCGATAGCCTGATCAACAATGTCGAAATAGGTCGTGGAATGCATAACGAACAGCGCAACACGGTTAAATTTATCGCCGTATTTACGCAGGCCACGGGTCAGCGTTTTCTTACCATCAGTGGCAATGTCCGCTGATACCGTCATGTCAGCATTTGCGCCAATGGCTGCAACCAGTCCCTGAAGGGCATACTTGATATACCCTTCAAGCGTTGCATCAGCGACGTCGACGCCGATCACCTCGGAGAATTCGCTAACGTCGCGACCCCGACGTTTAAACGCCTCCTCAGTGGTTTCATACGGGCCGTATTTCCACGGCGCCTTTACGCTGACAGATTCGCCGGCACCGATTTTTTTACCCGTTACCGGGTCGGTGGAGTTAACGTCGCGCGATTCGATAGAGCCACCAACTTTATAGAAGGTGCGCTTGCGAAAATCACCCTCGATCAGTTCGTTGTCGAGAATGATTGCGCCGTTTGAAGCGGCGTTGAAGACTTCCAGATTATCCTGGCGACGCTCAAGAAACGCAGTCTGCGCGAGGTCATCATAGATAATCAGGTCGTTGTTTACGGTCGTAGACATTGATTAGTCCTTACTTAGGCAATTTGAGATAGGCCTGCTGGCCATGTTTGCGGATGTAGTCCGCTTTGTCGCTTGAGCTCATTTCTGAACGTTTCAGACTACCGCCACCGGCACCGGGTTTATGACCACCAGCCCCGGAGCCTTCGGCGCGCGGGAACAGGTGCGGGGCCGTCTCTTTCAGAGATTCAGCCCACTCAACCGGGGTGAGCGGAGTTTTTCCGTCTTTACCGAACAGAACATCGCCATTTGCATCAACTGCTACGGCCTCGCCTTCGTCGTTGAGCTGGAATGTGCCTTTAGCACGAAGAATCAGATCGTCGGATGCTTCTGGCAGCGCGCCAGCCTTAAGCGCTGCACTGCGGATAGCATCACCCAGGACACGATCACGGAATTTGTTGGAGAACGCTTCCGCCTTTTCAGCGCGTTCATTAGCGGCTTTGATTTGCTTATCAACATCAGCACGTAGCCGCTCAGTGCGTTTATCCAGTACCTCGTCAATTTTCCCGGCGGCGATCAGTTGCGCCTCTTCATCATCAGAGAAACGCTGGAGAATGGTTTTCACCGCGTCAGGATCGATACCTTCAAAACGCTTAAGCGACTCAGTGGACTCTTTGAGCTTACCGAGTAACTCGCTATTTTTATTTTTCAGGCCTGAAACCTGAGCATTGACCTGCTCATCGATCAGCTTTTGGATTTCCGGCGTAATCTCAGGAGTACCACCACCGGAGCCACCGCCATCACCACCTTCACCACCAGCTGCCGAATAATATTTAATGAGCATGTTACGAATAAGCATGTTGTCCCCTTGGGATAGTTACTGTGGGCCTGGCCCAATAAAAAAGGCCGCCCGAAGGCAGCCTGATTGAATAAGATTTGTTGGTTAAAGCCTGGCGTTTCTGAATGCCTGCTCATCCTTTGAGCGCAACTGGTCCAGCGTCAACCACTCGCCTCTGTCGTTGTAGAACTCATCTGGAGACATGTCGCCATCACGGATCAGCCTGGCGCGCGTTTCTCCGACAATCTGAGATTGTCGCGTGAACGACTGCCGGGAGAACCAGTCCTGGTAATTCGTGTCGGCCGGAACTTGTCCATCCATGCTGGCGCGCGAGCTATCCTTGATTTCGCCGACTTTGATACCCAACTCATCGGACGATTTCAGGATGTAAGTTTCGGTGCTCCGACAGCAAAAGTGGATTTTTCCCGGTCCCTGCAAATAAGGCACCTTGTGCCCTATCGGTTTGTTATCCAGCGTGTACTTGAGACGGTCGCGGATCCGACAATCCTTTGATGTCCGGTTATCCAAAGTGGATAACCACTGCTTACCCTTCAGAATGTCGTCGTTCGCCGACGCAAAGCTTTGTCTTGCTGTTGATGCAAGATGCCCTACTGCCGTTTTCGCTATGCTGGCTGCATTGGCCCGGCTCATCTGAAGCGCACCATCCTGGTAGCCGCGGTTAGCATGGCCACGAACCTTTTTTGCGATCTGCTCATGCGTATCGCCCAGCAGGAATCCCTGCCGCACCGTATTGGATATACGCGCCATCCGATCGGCTTCGAGGTTGCTGGCCCATTCACTTAGCAACCGCCCCTGAAATGGACGCCCCATCGCCGCGGCATAAACTGCATCCGGGGAGATGCCAACCAGTGGATGAAGAGCCAGAACATCGTCGGGAATGGCAAACTGAAAGAGGCTCATCTGAAAACTGGCCTCATGTTTCGCCAGCTCCTGCAGCTCGGTAGAGAGGGCTGCATACATCGACTGTATGGCATCCTTGTTTATGGCCCTGACACTGACCAGTAACGCTTCCAGACGCGAAACGGTAAAGCTCTCGGGATCCAGCGTATCGATAGCCACCAGCAGCCTGGCGGTAAGTTCGGCGTCGCTGTCATTCAGAACTTTTATCATCCTGTTGGCAACGCCGGTGCTGTAGCGACTAACCCATATAGCGTGGGCTAAGGATTCATCCTGCAGTTTGTCATTCGCCGTTGCCATTATTGCCACCAATCAGGTTAGGCGCGCCGTTACGAATGGCGTCAATGACAGTTTCAGGGTCATCAGCGGGGTCTATCAGGTCAAGCCTCTGCAACGCTCTGACCATATCCGTGTCGCGGATCGCACCGGACTGCCAGGCATTGACGATTGCCGTTACCATGCCGGACTCAGCAACTTTGGCGATGAACTCCTGATTGATGCTGTAACGGTAGCTCTCGTCTTTAATACCGAGATATCTGGCGCACCAGCCGAGCGCCAGCGTATAGGCCTCTGAGACATTGGAAACACAAATGCCGAGCACCGATGTGGATGCGGTTTGCTCGCCGCTGGATTGCGTGGCGGTTTTAACCGCGCCGTTCTGCTCGATAAGCCGGGCGCCAAGCTGAACAGAATAATCACGCTTACTGTCCATCGCCTCTTTAGCCAGGGTGTTTGGTTGCGCCTGAGCATACGTAAAACTCCCCTCCGTCGGCAGCAGGAAAGGAGAACGAGAACCGACACGAATTCCCTTATCCTGCAGCCAGTCACGCCATGCTGTATCAAGACCGGAAATCACCGGCTGCACCTGACCGCAGAAAAATACGCTGTCTTCGTAATCTGCCGAATTTCGATAATGGCCAAGGTTGATTTCAACGAGAGCAGCTAATGGCGACTCATCGATGGTGGGATCGTTATTCTGCGCACCAACAAAGGTAAAGGGAATTTCATCCCAGAATTCCTCACCTTTTGGCTTCGGATGATACTCAGAATCGACGGAAAAAGCCCCTGCATCGGCTAACTTTCGCCACACCCTGCAGATAAACTTGCCGTCCTCCAGGGCAAGTTCGCGATACTGGATTTCATCCTTGTACGCAAAACCATCTTCCTTTTCCATGCATTCGCGTAAAACCACCAGCACCAGTTGATCGCGTCCATTGATGCGTTTGGTACGCCAGTTAATGATGTTCTCCGCCTGATAGCGAAGGATAATCGCCTCATCAGTCCCAGCCGCATAATCCGTATACAGCCCCTCGCGCGCGGCCTCCAGAATATTTTCTGTAACCTGCTGGGACTGCTGATAAATGCTTGCACCAGCACCATCGGCGTTATCACGAAGATAATTCAGTTTATCCGGCGCGGTCATGGTCGGGTCTTTTCGGAATGCCAGCCCCAGTAAACCCACCTTTGTATTGCCCGTTATCGCGTAGAAAACGGCGCGCTGAATGTAATCGGCATTGCGCTTTTTGTTGCGTACAGACTTATCGGACGGATCCAGAAAAGGGAGATATTCATTCCCGGCGGCCTTTACAGCATCAGCCCCTTTGCACACGTCACGAATTTTTTTCCACACGGGCATCGCCGCCCTGACCTCAGGACGAACGTAAGTAATATCGTTATTGGCCATCAGAATGTCGTGTCCAGTGAAATAGAGAATGCAGGTCGAACGATTGGGAATTGCTTCACAATGAAGTAACCGGCGCCATCGTTGGGGTGATCGTTATCGCTCTTTTTATCCGGCTCGCCGTTTTTATCCCACACCTGTTGTTCCAGGCAGTCGGCATAGACCGGGCAACGGGCCACATTCACCTTGTACCGGCGATCGCCATTACCATTGCAGAACATGGCGTTCATGGAGTTAATGCGGTCCTTTACCGGCGGGTTAGCATCATCAACGATGACGTTAAATCCGGCCTGCCGGAGCTGCTCAATATCTGTTTTGCTGGCGTTGTTTGACTTCCTGGAATCACCAGAGGCATCCGGGTAAATATAAATCTCGCGGACCTTGCGGTAGTCACCGTCGGCATACAGCCAGAAACGTTCCTTGATGATGCGTATCATGTCGGGCGTATCGTAAGCGTTGATAATCTCTGTTACCGCGTGTGGTAAGCCGAGCCGCAATACATGGACGATCCCGGCCATCTTCCCGACGTTGAAATCCATCCCGATATACAGTGCTTCACCTGGCTGCTCTTCCTCGCTGGAATTATTCAGCACCCTGTCGAACTGATGATAAATGGTGCCGCTGGTCAGGTTAGTAAACTGGCCGTTCAGATATGCCTTGATCAATTCCGGCGGGTAACTCGCCAGGAGCGAAGGAATATAGTCATCCGGCAGGTTCTTTTCGTTGTCGAATGTCGAAGCCTGTACCAGACCATACATCGACCTCAGTTCAGGCTTTTCCCTCACAGCCTTAACAAACTGGTTATAAACGAACTTAAATCCTTCAGGTGTTGTGGTCACGTCAATGCCATTACGCAGACCATCAACCTTATAACGCATACGCGCGATTATTTTTCGCCACGCCTGACGCGCCTTATCCGCTTTCAGAACGTCGAGCTCATCCACCAGCGCATTGCCGATTTTAAAGCCAACTATCGTGTCTGGCTTTTCCATCGAACGACAAATTGTCGTGCCGCGGTACTGGCGGCCACTGTAGAAATGGACCTCTTTGTTGCTCTCAACGATTTTGACTTTCAGTCCCCAGTCGTGGGCAACCTCTTCCACCGTGGGATAGAAAATATCGCGGATCTGAGGATAGGTCGGGGCAAAGTAGCCCTGGTTTATTTTGGGGAACTCCCAGAACCCTTTGCATATTCCACCGCAGCCAACCCACGTCTTACCGGACCCAAAGCCAGCCACGTAGGCCTTGAACTTCTGGGGCATAGCCAGAAAGCGAGCCTGGGGAACATTAAGCGTCGGTGATATCGCCATCCTCTTCCCTCACTCGTGCATCGACTACGTTGATATTGATCGCAACTGGCGTTGGTTCGTCATCCTCCGGATCAGCAGCCAGCTCTTTGCGTAATTTTTCAACCTCCAGCTGCCGGCGCTCAATTTCAATCAGCTGCAGGCGCTGGGTGAACTCACTATCAACCAGGCCGAGGCGTTTAGCGACAGCCTCAAACATCCGCTCACGGCTGATGGCGGTTATCTCTACGCCATTCTTCCCAAGCTTCACTCCGGAATAGGCCCGGGCGGCATCAGATGGCAACTTCGTGGTATCGGCAAAGAAGGGTTGCCCGATACCATCACCATTACACCGGGGGCAATGAGGGTTAGGCTCGCGCTTATGGTTGTAGCCATAGCCGCCATCATCCAAAGGCTCGCGACGTTTTCGCTCAAGCGCTTCGAGTCGCTTCTCTTCGTACTCCACGGCATCACGCCATTGGTACTGATGACCAAAGCCCCAGCAGTAACGGCAGCACCCGCGGCGATACTGAGAAAGTTGGTTGGCATCGAAGGTGGCCAGGCGCCACATTTGCTCAAGCACTTCATCAGCACTTCCAAGCGTGCGCGCAATGGATGCTTTCTGCTGCTGCGCAATGGCCTGCGCAATACTAACTTTTGCTAACAGCCTTGCGCCCTGCTCATTCGCTGTCTTCTTGCTGTACCCGGCACGGATAGCAGCCTGCGTGGCGTTGTTGTCCTTCAGGTATTCCGCGACAAATAAACGCTGTTGATCGGTGAGGCCATCATCATCCACCAGCTCTTCTGCGCACTTTTCCTTTTGCGCAGTGCGCAATTTCTTCTGCGCAGGTTTTTGCGCAGTTTGCGCTGTGGGTTTCTTGATGTATCGGCGGGCAGTAGCGTAATTCAGTCCCTGCGCTTCACACCAATCCTTCGGTGATACGCCGGTTGCGGCATGATCGGACAGGAACCGTTGCTGAAGCTCGCCCCAGTCCGGTTTTGCCATGAATTACTCCGTAATCTTTCGCACTGGTCCCGCCTTCACTTTATGGCTGATGCCATGCTTAGTGATGAGTGCGGCTGTCTTTTCGTAATCAGGTTCGAGCTGGAACATCAGGCAGAATAAAGCCAGAGTCTTGAGGTAGAACGGCAGCCACCAGCGGCTTTTTACCTCTATTGAAATCGTGCATACCGGCATAGGCTCCCCCTATTCGATAACCATTAAAAAAGCCACCAAAGGTGGCCTTTGTGATGATTACTCAGCGGTGGTATCAAACAGCGCCAGCGCTTCGGTCGACTCCTGAAGCGCTTTGATAGTCCGTGCTACCACTTCAGTTTCAGTTACCACGCGGTTGTACTGCTGGATGAACAGCTGATATTTGAGCGGGCTATCCTGGACGAACTCAATAGCCTTAGCAGCGGCTGCGGTGTCGTAGTTCAGGGTGGAAAGCAGATTCAGTCGAATCTGTTCTGCTGGGGTGATCTCTGCCATGTGTTACCTCTGTGCGATGTGGGGAGCATTATCGAAGCCACTAACTGAGCGGCTTCTGTAATATCCTCACATGGGGATGAAGGCTGATTTATCCCTTAGTGGGGTTAGCGCATGGGAAAGTTGATGAGAAACATAAGCCCGATAAATGCGCACAGCATCCCAATAGCGCCGCCCGCAACAATGAGCGCCCAAACGATAATGGTTCCTATGGTTGCAATCATTTCTTAGACTCTTCGGTTGGCTGTGGATGAGCAGCAGAAAAAAATCATAAATATCTACCGCTTACGCTTGTTGTTTCTGAGCGGGCTCCTAGGCTAAAAGAGCCATTACATAAAAGACCTTGCGTTTACTTACCCGTGGACCTCAAGGATGAGGCCATTCTTTTAACTCAGTGAGTAGGGGTAATGCTCTGGCAATTGGCCTGCACCGATTTGTTGTGCGCCAGAATGTCGCGCTTGGTCTGCTTATCCAGCACATCGATATCGTGGTCAGTAAGGTAGATGATCCGCACCCAGCTGCAGGCCGTATCAACGACTACCGGGGCGGGTAAATCTTTCGCGCAGCTCGCGATCAACATCGTCATCGCCCATACGCTTAACGTCTTCCTGTACATCGCTTGCCTCTTTCACAACTTCCGCCTTACGTTCTGCCGCGGCGACGGTGGCGGCGGCGTTCTCTTCGGTACGCTGCTGATCGGCTTTGGCTTCTGCCTTACTGGCCCCGCGAGCATGGCCGATGCCGAACGCGCCAGCGATAGCACCCAGGATGACAACCACCAGCCCCGCGATAGCTTCGATTCCCATAATTACCCCACCAGTACCGATTTTGCTTTCAGGAAGCGAGCGCGCCGGTTATTAATCCCGTTTTGCCCGCCGTTGATAATCTGCGTCACCCGGATAAGATCACCCGGATATTTCAGGCAACCTTTTGAGACATAGAACCATGCTGCACTACGGGCCGCGTAAGAGGACTGCTCCAGTAATTCTGGCTGTGCCACCAGGTCAACCTTCAGCCCGGCGCTGCAGTCCCGGTAATTAGAAAGTCCGGTTATTTGAATCAGTCCGCGCCCTCGATAAACCCAGCCATCAGTTGCCCTGTTGTTACCCAACCGCTTGCTATAGACAATGTTGGCGATAGCCCGCTGGCGCTCCAGAGGTAACACTGTTTCCGACTGGCTGCGCCCGAGGGAATTGGCCTGATCCTGCGTTAACCTGCCGTAACGAACAAAATCAGCAAGCCCGGCGATGCTGTAGTTGAAACTCTCCACTACCCTGTTAAACCCGAGGCTTTCATGGCCGCACTGAGCAATGAACATTGCCTGGTCGATGGCGGAAGTGATGCCAAACTCTTTCATCGCGGCTGTAATATGCGGAAACCAGCGCGCAGCTAACCCGGCGCTAATACCAGCCGCCTTCTGGAAGTCTATTTGATTCATTAGTGCCTCAGTGCATCAACCAGTCGCGCTACATTGCCTCTTACGCTCAGCAGCACAACAAGGATCATGATATTGGCCGCAATGGTGGGCCATGATGAATAGGGATAGATGCCGCACAGATACGCCAGCGGCACAGAGCTGTATATCACTGTTATCAGCCATGCCAGCCGCGACACCCACTTACGATGTCGTGAGTCTCTGCGGCGATAAAACATCAACGTGACAACGACACCTGCACATAACAGCGCATTGATGGTTGCAGTAGGATCATTTAGTACCACCGGAACCTCCCCGGCGCGTTATTAGCGCCACCAGCGAGCCAATATCCTGATTGTTCAGGAAGGTGAGTATTTTCACGGCCAATGCCGAAATGATTACGGCACCAATAGCATCCAGAGGTTTATCGTTATACCCGGTCAGATCGGATAGCTTAGAACCGACCAGCCCGGAGCACAGAACTCCAGCGATATAGGACACAACGAAATAGGCCATCCGTCGTGGGGCGCTCAAATCTGCCGCTGTAGCTATATAAAAGACAGAACCGGCAAATGCCCCGAACACAACACCGTAGTCAGTACCGGTTAATAGCCCGTAAATACTCGCCCCAGTTAAAGCGCCACCAGCTAAGCCTGTGCCGGTTATTGGTTCGGACATCGGTCCCCCTCAATTGCTGTGAATCCTCTCAGAACGAGGGGAAAGAAATCAGGCCTCAGGCTCATGCATTTGACGGCTAATCTGCAATTTTATCCTGGGCCTGAAATGAAAAAGGCCCGCCGAAGCGAGCCCAAAACGCAGAAAGCCCCGGCGTTTGCCGAGGCTTTAAATTTATTCTTCAACGGTGAACATACAATGCCCATCGTTAGAACAAATTAACACGAATTCGGGAAAAGTAAATATCTCACCGCGTTATTTGTTTGAGTTGCGCCTCTGCCCACGCCTCCTCTATATCGAATTTAGTGATCAATACGTCGAAGAACGGTTTAACCGATTTCTTCCAGGTATCCAGAGTGATGGCGTCCGTTATCTGGCAAATGGCATTATGCACAGCAGTGGAGAGGATTCGCTCATACCCGCGACCGCCACAGCGTTTACAGTTACCCATTACAGGCACTCCCTGCTTCTCCGTCTCATCCTGGTTCACTACCTTCCCCCGACCATGGCAGTCGTTACAGGCGGCGCTAACAGTCCCTTTTCCCTTGCACTTTTGGCAAAGCACCCGGACCTGCTCCCGGACCGACTTCACCTCCTCCCAGTATGATGGATAGATCCCCTTTGTAACTTTGACCCACTTCGGCGGTTTGCCGTCCGGATACGTTACTTTGTTGGTGAACGCCACTGCGTCGATGAATCCAGACCCATTGCAGCAGTCGCATGTTTTTTTACTGGAAGCACTACGGGAGTAATCCTCAAAGGCGTACTCTGCGAGGATCCGTATAACCCGGGGTTTTACGCTTGGCGAGAGCTTTCGCAACGCAGCAACTTTATCGCATTTTGAGAGCGCGTACTCAGCCAATAGTCCGATAGCCCGATCCCGGTCATTGTTGCTTATGCCCATCTTGCCCAAGAAAGCGCTATACCCCATCGCGGCACGTTCCTGGGTCATGCCCATTGCTGCCATGATGTCGGTGCCGGTCAGTGAATCAGAGGCGGTAGCACGCGGAGAATCGCTAATCAGCGTGGATTTTGCGAAGTGGTATTTCACTGTGTTTTCAAGATTCACGCTGCGGCCCTCTTTGGCTGTTTGGTTTTGGTCTGGTTCAGGTTGTGCTTTGCTACTGGCGGCATGCTGGCGCGCTTAACGCTTTCTGCCTGGTACTGGATGAAGTGATCGAGGGTCATAGAGACTCCCCAATAATGATCTGCCCTTTTTCGCCCCATATTTTGGTGATGCGGCAATCCCATACGTGCGAATCATCGTCGTAGAGAGCATCCATTAGGGCTTTAAGCATGTTGTCGCAGTCAGGCTTTGACTGATGTGGACGTCCGGCGTATTGCGCCTTTTTCTTCTGGCTCCAGCTTTGCGGCATAGGCATGACGAACGTGACGTGAGCGCCGGACTCTGGCAGGTGAATGTTGCGAAGACGAGCTTCATCACAGAATGCCCGATAACGCATTACTGCTGGACGCTGCTTCCACTTATCAGCTCTGGTCATCCTGGGTTTGCCTATTGGCGTGATATCGTAGATTTTCATGATTTGATAAGTCCCTCTTTCCGCCAGACTTCCAGGGTGCGCATTACCCCCTCTGCGTGCATCAGACGCAATTCGTCGTAGGTGAAATCGGTGGTTTTGGTTCTGCCGTCGATTACGTCATGGCACCCGTTGCAGGCGATCGCCGCCTGAGTATCGTCAGGCTTGCATCCTGTGCCGCACGTACCCGCCAGGCGGTAATGCGCCAACACACTGGTTTCCGGGTTGCCGTTGCAGTAACCTGGGATCCGCACTGTACATTCGCGACCTCGGGCCGCTTTGCGAAGGTTCGCCATAATCACTCCCACATCCTGTTGCGCCAGCGGGAGTCTGGCCGCGCGGATTTTTGTCCTCCACCAGCTGCGCGCTGACGGTCCATGTCATAAAGTCAGGGTTTAAGCTTCGTTCGACCTTTATGCCCCGCTGACGATATCTCGCTACCAGTTCTTCAGCCTGCTGCGTTGTGCATTCGAGATGGTGAAACCATGAGCGTTTCATCGGCATCACCCCGCGAAGCTTAAAAGCTGGTTGGCGGCGTTCTCAGCTTCCTGCAGGCTGTTGAACGAACGAGAGAGGATCCACCGCCAGAGAACATCCAGCGATGCTTTGTACAGTTCCTGGAACTCGCATTCGTCCATGCTTGCGAAAGAAATGCTGCGAGGGTGTTTTTTCAGCGTGCCGTCCGGCAGCTGTATGGCGTCATAGTGGCCGGCTTCAACGATGACCCACGCCCGGTAAGCATCGAAGGATTTGCAAATACTGATATAGCCGGATCGCTTCTCAGCTATCCGGTCGAGATATTGCCCGGCGGCATCAAGCAACGCCGATTCACTCCCGCCATATGCAGCAAGGTATTTGGCGTAACCTGTGATAAGCCTGCGCTCGTTAGACGAAATCGCCCCGCCGGTAGGTTCCCAATATTCAAAGCCGAGATTGAGTAAAGCAAAGTAACGGCGGTGAAACGCCGGATTGCGGACAAGCTTATAATCGGCTTCCAGAACGGATCCGAGCTTGCATTTTGATTGCAGAAAATCACTGGTCTCCGGCGTCGCGGGGATCAGGATACCTTGAGATTGTTTTATTAAGTGCAATTGCGCCATGGCTTCTCTCCGTGGCGCAGTAGGTAACGGTTGTTCAGGCCGTTGATTTCATATTATCAGAAGGTGGGAGAACTCGGTAGCCAAGTCGTTCCGCAAATTTCATAAATCCGTTTAGAGTAAAAATTTCTTCTTCAGGCAATAAAGGTCGCATTGAAATTATGCCATTAACCCTGTAAATCAGATGCCTTCCTTCGGCCGGGAAGCTACAAATAATGGCGCCATCTGATCTCCTGACAACATCGTACCAGGAATGATTAGTAGGAACCTCAATACCATCACTCACACTACCCCCTGAGCGACATACAGACGCAAAAAAAGTCCGGTGACAGCATCAAAGGGACACGCTTATTGCGATGCTTTGGGAAATGCCAGCCACCAAAAGGTGAATCAGTAAAACCAGTCGTCCGCGCTTTCCCACGTCTCTTGCAGGATTTGCTCTACACGTTTTTTATCGCCATCAGCGCCGCCCAAAACGCTAAGGCCATCGTTGCCTGTGCGTCGAATGGTTAATTTGCAGTCATCATAAGACTGGGACAAGCGGCGCAGCAATTCTTGCTCAAGCGCTGGTATAGCGCCATCAGGGAGTTTTTTATGTTTATCAATTGTGACTTCAACTTTCATGGTTAGCACCTCACATGAATACTGTACAAATAAACAGTATACCGGTTGCATGAAATGTTCAACCCCTCTGCAGCACTTTTTGCTAACACCATGCTTATGTTTAGATTGATGTTTTTCCATATTAAAAAACCCGCCGAAGCGGGTTTTATCATGCTGCGATGTCTTTTTTCAGGCACATCTCCGGTAAATTAGCCCTCACCAGCGCCTCAGCAAAAGGCAGAGGAACCGCATTACCACAACGCGCAACCTGCTTGTCTTTAGCGCACTTCACACTGCAGAAATACATGTCAATTATGTACCGCTGGGAGAACCCAGATCCGCGTAGATTTTCAGTTTAATCAACTATAAAAAAGCCCTCTCCGCAGAGAAGGCTTTTCATTTTTTTGCCCGGAAAACGGATTGGATAACGCAGTAAACAAGACCACAGATATGAGGCATTGAGCATCCCGCGAAAATCGTCAGGGCTTCATCAGATAGCCCAAGAAGCCCAAGCCCCACGCAGACAAATACTGCATTTACTACAACAACCTGAACAATCATCACGATCAGAAGGGTTATTGCATACAAATCTTTAATCCGGATGTTTTTTACTTTGTGCGCCATGTGTCCCCACTTGGCGCCGGGGTAAAGTTGTCAGTTGTCCAGACTGACAAAGTAATTATCGCCCGTCACGGGGATAAAAGCAAAATGAGCATATACGATAAAACCCCTCAGGAGAGGGGTTTGATTTCAACGGGAGGCTTTGCGTTCTGCTGGGGATTTAGGCATCAGTCCTCCCTCAAAATAAGTTTGTAAGCAATGGTTGCAATGACCTTTGGCCACAACACGATGAAGAGCAACAAACACAGGATGTTATTCTTAATGCCAGATGTTTCATCGGCTCTTGTTATTTGCGCCAAAATCCACAAAAAAAGACCGATGGAGAAATACCATTCCATCACTTCACCTCCTGCGGGGCGGCTGCGAGCATGGCGGCGCGGCAGGATTCATACTTCGCCATCACGACCAAAACGCCATGATTCCATGCATGCTCATCAATTGAGTCGCACGTTTTACATTCTTCAATTGCCGCTTCGAATATCGACACATCATCCGGCACTACCGGAGAGTTGCCAGCCTCATAAGCTACGCGCATCCAGTGATAAAAAGCTTCAGTGGTAACACAGCCGCACTCAACCTCAATGACGCCATCCTGTTGTGCTAACCATTCTTCGAATTTCATGGCTTACCTCCGTTGAGCATGGCGGCGCGGCGGTTTACCACCTCGATGAGTGCCTCTTCGGCATCACACAGGCAATCGGCAATCCCACGGCGATCACCGTCGAAGCCATTCAGGTCGAGGCGAATACGTGCAACCTTCTGCAACGCGTCCAGCACATCATCAGGCACTACCGGCGCTGGCTGCGGGTGGCGATAGAGCGCAACGTCTGAAGCCTCAGAATTCTGCTTGCCCCACAGATACGCCGTCTCCCTCCCTCGGTCGATATAGCCCAGGTTGCGCTCGTCGGTATACGCCACCGGCTCGCTGTCCGCTACCGACTGCGCTGGCGGCATATCTGGACCTTTGCGAATGGCTTTTGCCAGCTCGATAGGGTCATCGTAAAGCCAGTCTCCGGTCTCAGGGTGATTGGCTTCTGCCAGTTGGGAGGCCCACTCCAGGCCGTCTTTGTGTCCCTGTAGGTAGTCGAGAGGCAAACACTCAGACTCGCTGTCCATTGCGGCCAGCCTGAATGCAGCCAGCTCCCTGACGATTAGATTACCAAAATCAATTCCCACAACAGCCTCGCCGCTACTGATTCTCTGAAGCAGATCTCTGTTGTCGATGCTAAATTTGCTGGTCATTTGCTAAATCCTTAATGTTGTTCAACATCGTTGGGGAACATCTCAACGTACTCATCCCCGTTTTCATCAATTAGATACGGAAGCATTTCAACATGTCCATTAGAGTACGTTGTTAAAACGCCGTCTTCCTTTAATTCTTGCTGCACGATTTTTACTTTCATTTCATCTTCTCCACCCTGATGCCAGCGGCGGCCAGAGCCTTCTCCATATCCTCTGCGTCGTAGTAAGGGAACGGGCAAAGAAGGAATAATTTAGGGTGCCCCAGATTTCGATGCGGCATCTTCACGGTGCGGGACTCCAGATGCTCGATATATGATTTCAGCACATCAGCGCGATGCTTGCCCCACGGCTTCAGGAAATCAAAGCGCTTATCTGTTTGCACCCAGTCGGTTTTGTCGCTCCACTCCATATAGGCGGTGCGGAAGGACTCCAGCCCTCCGGCATATTTACCCAACTCGGCGTTTTTCTTCTCCAGCGACTCGATGCGGTCCTGCTGCTGGTTGATATGGTCGTCCTGAGCGGCGTTGGCACGCTGCGCCTTCTCCAGCGCCTCTACCAGCGCGAGGATGTTTGCAGGGTTAGCCAGGGCGATGAACTCTCCATTCCTGTCTGTCTGAGCTTGGGTGAAATCACCACTATCGACATAGAGGATTGAGCCCTGAGATTCATCACTGCCTACGTCATACTCAATGCTGGTATTTTTCGGAAAATAAACCCATTCACCCGGAGTAGCCTTCTCTGCTGCCGCTTTCAGGCTCTGCGCCAGTTCGGTGATATCAGTTGTCATGCTGAGACTCCTTGAGCAAGAGAATCGCGAATTTTCACGGTCTCCGCGTTGTATGCGTTGGCATAAGCCATGCGGCGCTTATCCATCAGGACGACAAGCCGATACGCTCGAAATGCGTATTTGCGGTCGCCTTCACGGCCTTGCTCACGGAGGTGGTCACGCAGCATCGTGAAGAAATACGAATGCCCTTCGCCGTCGATATCGTCAGGCCAATCAGTTTCGTTAAGCAGCCAGTCACGCGCTTCTGCGCATTTCTGGCATGTCTTGAAGTTGCTGGCATCGCCATCCTGGACAATAAACGCTTTCTCGTAGGTATCGCCTGGATTAATAGCGCCGTGACACTCACAGCAGCGATGTAACTTGCGAGCCTTAACTTGCGAGGAAGTATCAAAGTTGCTCATTTGTCGGCCCCCTCGCGCAGCTGCTTGGCGAACTCGTAGGCAGCATCAGGTAATGAGCGGTAATAAGCCCTGGCCTCAACGAATACAGAATTTTCTTCACCGCAGTAAGCCGCAAATTCTTCCACCCCATCAGCCTTAATCCCGGCTACGATGCGATCAGCGGCCGAAAAGTCCAGCTCATCGGCGCATGGGATAACTTCGCCGTATACGCGCTCCATAGCTTCATCCCATCCATAGCGGCAGGCATCGTACCGGTCAGTAATGCCACGGTCTTCCAGTCCGCACCCCATACCTTCGTCGTGGTACTGAGGTTCGTTATCCAGGTTGGTTACGGAGTCAACGATCTGTTTCATCGCTACATTTTCCAGAGCTAACGCCACATTCTCCGACGCCAGCTGCTTAAACGCTTTCGCCAGCACCTTAATCTTTGTCTCTCTGATCGACAGCTCGCCTGCGCTCTCCAGGGAAGCGATGAGCTCGTTTACTGTTTCGAGGTTCATGCTGTCACCCATTCAATAAACATGCAGATACCAACGGTTACTACGGCAATCAGCACCCAGCAGATCACATCCAAAATGGCGGCGAACCGACGGAGGGTGTATTTGCTGTAATTCTCAGGATCAATATTCATACCGCCTCCCCAAGCACCCAGCGCAGAGCCTCGGCATATTCGCCACTGGCATCTTCGAGTGCTTTTGTAATTTCCTTGCGTGATTTGATACGCGGCTTTGCATCACCGAGGATCTGACGCTGACGCCGGGCTTTTTCATGGCCGGTTGTGCCAGCAGTTGCCGCTTCGATTTCGGAGACCTTCTCCCGCTGCTCTTCGGGTTTAAGCGATGCCAGCTGACGTGCCTGGGTAACGGTAACTGTGCCAGCCTCCACCGCTTCCCTGACGGCCTGGGTGGCATCGAGAAGGGAAAGCGTTGCACGAACGGTCTGAACGCTGCAGCCAAACAACACTGCAATGTCGTCTTCATCGAGCCCACGGTCGAGCGCGTCTGACATTTTTTTAGCCCGGCCAAGCGGTGTATCAGGTCGGCGAATTTCGTTTTCACTGACCATGTATTTAGCCATCTGATTTGCTGATCCGCGCTTAACGACTCCAGGTACAAGCAGTGGGTCTTTGCCTTCTTTCAGACGGAGTTTATTTGCCTCCAGGGTATGTTTAACGCGCTGACGGCCAACAACTACGCAGGTGAGCCCCGTTTCGGGGTCTTTCCAGACGATGATAGGTTCCAGTACACCCAGCTCCGCAATGTTCAGTACCATCCCTTCCTCGATAGGCAGGTGTACACGCTCATCGTAAAGTGGGTGGGTCTTATCGGTGACCAGGTGCAGGTTTTCAGGCTCGAAACTGAGCACGTTTGTTTTGCCGCTGGCACCGTATACATCGATTGAATTCTTAGCCATGAATAGCCTCCTGAACATCTAAAACTCGCTGAAAAACAGGACTGCCAAGCAGGCTGTAATTCATCCCAACAGCAACTTTCGGCACCAGTCCAAAACGCTTCATGTCAAAGTCGATGACGGCCCGCTGATCGCGGAACAGCCCCAAACGACCATGCCGGACAACCTCGCCAGTCGCTTCTGCTTCGGAAAAATACCGCTGGACAGTAGCGCGGCTCAGCCCCAGTTTTTTCATTGCCTCGGTGGTCGTAAGGCGCCCCTGATGCCTGGTGATCCGAATCACTGCGCGGACATACTCCCGGCGCTCAACAGCAGAAAATGCTCTAGCCATGTTTTCCTCACTTAACGACGCGCAGATGGCGGACGTTTTTGCGATAACTATCCCAGTCGAAGTTCACCCACATGCCGCCGTCCATCTGGAGACGGTCGAGAATGCGTGCGCCGAGGGTGTCCGTCAGAGATTCGTAGTTCAGGTTCGTCAGGATGCCGACCGGGCGCATCGACGACAGGCGGCGATCGATAACCTGGTTCAGAATGACCTTTTCGCCGCTGCTGCCGCGCTGAATGCCTACTTCGTCCAGGATGAGCAGATCTACCCGGCAAAGGTCGTCCAGAAGCGAAGCCTCTGACTGCCCGTCGTCGTAGCACTCGCGAACACGTAGCATCAGGTCAGGAATAGTCACCACCAGCACAGAGCGACCACCAGCCAGCAGGTGATTTCCGATTGCGGCCGCCAGATGGTTTTTCCCGGTTCCCGGCGCTCCGCTGAATACGAAACTGGCGAACCCTGAACCGAAGTTCTGTGCGTAACTTTTCGCCATCGTGAGCGCCCGGCGCTGGCCATCTCCTGCCACCTGGTAATTTGCGAACGTGCAGCTCCGATGCAGATCTTGAATTCCCGCTCGTCCGAATATTTTTTCAGCACGGGTACGCTGGTTTTGTTTTTCCAGTTCTTCGCAGCGTTTGCGCCCTTCCTCGGCCTGCCAGGTTCTCCACTCCTCTACACTGCCAAACTTAGGCTCTACACCCGGAGGGATGAGTTTTTTCAGCCGCTCCAGCGCACTACCAGTACCAATCATATTTTTCATCACTACCCCCTGAACCCACTCGGAATTAATTTATCTGGCTGGGATATTGAGTTCGGATCCCGTTTACCGGTTGGTACTTCGAAGCTCCACAACTCCTCGTAGTGCTTTGAGGGACCGAAAAACGTTGACGCTTGTTTCACGTACTCAGTGTTGAGTTTTCCGGCAGCAGTGACGTAATCCGCATATCGTCGAACACCATCGGTAAGCTCCTGCGCTGTTGCGCCTGATTTAATTCGGGCAGTCCAGGCTTTGAACGCATCGACCTTGCTATTGCCTCCTGCGCGCTTTGGGTATTCCCTCCAGGCCAGTTCAAATTCCTCCGGGTAACTGCTTTTCGGCTTTTCAGATGGAGCTTCATCGGAGGATCCACCATCTGGGGGGGTGGCGGAGCCATGCCCCGAAAGATCTTTATCTTGTTCTTGTTCCTGTTCCTGTTCCTGATCTTGGCTTCGAAGCCCCTTCGAAGCCCCTTCTGGCGTTGGGCACGATTCGCGTTTGACATTCAGATGAAAATCATCCTTATAACGCTCGTAAAATAATGAAAGAAAAGGATTTTCTGTAAGTGACGCATACTCACTCCTGACCCCCGCACAACGGTTGTCACCTGGCTTTAATGCCTTGCCTACCTGGTAGGCGGCCATTTCATGCACCCAGACCATCTCTGTGTCCTCGTCATAGCTACAAAACCCCGCTTCGATGGTGCTTTTAAGCCCCTTCAAAGCCCCTTCTAATCCCAGCCCTGTTTCATGGGCGATATAGAGAATTGGCAGGTAATACAAACCGAGCATGTTTGCGTGTGGCGAGGTCATGAGATAAAACGAGACCACCTGCGCTTCAGCGCCTTTTTTCCGCAGTTCGCGACCTGTTTTTCCTAGCCAGAATTGCGGTGCGACTGTTGCATAGTCACGCATAGATACTCCTGAACTTATGACGTTGGCTTATCGGTCTTTTCGGCGCATTTAAAAACAATTTCGACGCACAAAAAGACACATTTCTGACAGATAGAGACGCCGGGGCCGGCGATTAGAACGCCCGAAACCTCGATGTTGGTCACCCCGCAGAAAGAACACTTGTGAGTTGGCTGGATGTTTACCTGAGCACTGGTTCCTGACATACTTACCTCGCAATTACCTCTTCGTTTTTGCACCTGAAAGCCGTTGGTGTTGCTGCACCGCGGCTTTCGCCTTTCAGAACAACCCAGCCTGGTCGCCGCCCTTTCGCACTTTGCGCTTTGCTTCCCGGCGTTCAGCTGCGCTGGTCTGCTTCTCTGCCCATAACTTTGCGTGGCGCATAACATCGTCAAACATTCCCCCTTTTCGGCTTGCCTGTGACATCCGCTTGTACATATCGACCGCCTGGTATGCCCCCCCTGAGCCACTGCTTGCGTGAAGCCCTGGCGAAGAAGTTCCTCGCGGACGTTCTTTTCAATAAATTCGATGTGATTCATTGATACCCCGCTTACATCACGCCGAGCATTGAGCTAACGAGCGTCATCAGTGCTCCTGTCTGCTCAGGCATTAGCCTGAAAAGCGACGCTATTCCCTCGCTCACCTCCTTCAGTTTCTGGTGCTCTGGCGCGTTCAGCATCACCGCCTGCTTTGCTTCAGCGCACTCCTTGATAGCCTCGGCGATCATCTCTTCCTTGGTCTTCCCCTTCAGCAGGCCAAATTCCCGGGCCACTTTCTCGTTGTCGCGAGACATCACATCGATAATCACTGGGAGCAGAGCTGTCAGATTTGCGTCGTTCTTCGGGCCCGGCGTGTTAATCATTCTGAAAAAGTTCTGCTTAACGTTGTGCTTCGATCCCACTAGAAGCAGCCCACGTCCACCGCGCGCAATCCACTCCCGCGCGACCAACTGCGATATGTGATCCTGGGCAGCTCCGGGGGTGGCTTTGTTCCATGCGCGGACGGCTTCCCTGATATGAGTCAGCATATTGTTGTTGCGCGGGACATTTTGATAATTCGGAATCAGCGATCCCTGCTGAAATCCGGTAGTCTGTTGCAATGAAATGGAATGCATAGCTATTGCCCCCGGTCCTGCGGCAAGCCGTCAGTTGGATTCGGGTAGAGGTCCGGGCGAAGCTCATGCGGCGTAACGCCGGTGATGTTGAATATCGGCAATACCCGGTCGTGAGGAACAACGCCTTTGTAGCGGTTCTTCCAGCGACTTACCGACATGGGTTTGATGCCCAGCAGGGTTGCCAGATTGCTAGCTGTGCCTGCTTTTTTGATGGCCTTTTCTAATCCGTTCATAGTCGTCTCCGGTGAGTACACACACCAATTAAGCCTAAGACTTAATAATAAATCAAGCCTTGGGCTAATTTAAATTTATAAGCAAAAGGCTTACTCTTCTGATATGACTGAGAAAAAATTACTTAACCCGATTCTCGTAGAGCGCCTAACAGAACTAACTCGCCGCGGGATGACAAAATCTGATATGGCCAGGGTTGCGGGAATTACGCCGCAGTCCGTGAACGGCTGGTTCAAGAAAGGCGCGATGAGTAAGGAATCTGCACTTGCGGTCGCAGATGCCGCCGGGGTGTCAGTGCCTTGGTTACTGGGAGAAGAGGTTAATGAAGGGAGTGGGCTAAAGGCCGACGAACAACGTCTGCTCGAACTCTATCGACAATTGCCCGAAGAAGAGCAGCAGAACATGCTGCGGATCGTATCTCTGCGCCTGAAGGAGCTCGACGAGCTGTACGCCAAGTACATGGGGCGCAGGATTAAGGGTGATGGCGAATAAGTAAGATGTTATCGCCGGTTAATCGCGTAACCGCCAGATTCCATAGAGGATTACGGAGAGGTTTGTAACTGAAACCACCAAAGCAATCGTGGCATAAATATCTGAACCTGACATAGGGATATCTCCATGAGCTACAGTGACATTGTTGCAACTATTGCAATGATTGTATCTATCACAGCAGTTCCTGCAAGTGGTTACTTTAGCTATCATTTCGCCATAAAGGGAGAAAAAAGAAAGGAATTCAATGCAATAAGTGATGTTATAAGACAAAAATTACGAGAGCAATTGCGACTTGTTAAGAATGGAGTATTTCCCGGTGGCGGAAATGTATCAATATCACAGCGAGAGATTGATACGTTCATTGATATCAGCATCACCAAAAACAAGAAACACCTTTCGGACCTCTGGAGTGAATATCAGCGCTCCCTGCAAAACAGTATTGATGACAGTGACCCGTTGAAAGATCCTGACTTTCATAGCCCTTCAATTATTCAATCAGCGATTGAAAAAATATTGCCGTATTGTCAGCGTCAGTAGCCCGGCCCCGTGCCGGGTTTTTATTGCCCTACTCTTTTGGTAGCGACAGAACGTCAATAGCCAACTCCACAGCCAGATCGGCCCGGTCTTCCTGCCACAACACCTGAATCATCTCTATCAGCGCCTCTCTTGACGGTTCCTGCCTCTCAACCAGTAGCTGCATAACCGCTATCCCGATAACCCGCGCTATCTGCGGGTGCATCTCCGCGAAAAACTCATCCTCATGCCCCATGCCCACAGCCCTCTTTGGTGATTTTGTGAGCATAACACACTGCCACCCTCATAAAAATTAAGTCACAAACTTAGTACAATATCAGCTCAAGCCTTGACACGATTTAAGTCTAAGGCTTAATATCAACTCACACAACAACCCACCAAGGCAGGACGCCCACGAAGTAGCGGCCCGGCGCATATGAAGACCGGGATGAGGTGGAGAGATCAACGCGCAGTAGGTTTAAACGTTCCGCTGGCCACGTAATGGCTGAGGTTGAAATGAGTAAACAAGGCATCAGAGCCCTGGTCATTTCGGCAGTAATTGGGCTCTTCATCTGGATCGCGCTTTTCTGCGCACTGAGGGAGTTATTTCTATGATTGATTTCGCACGCAAACCCGCTCGTCAGCAGGCTGTTCGTTTAAATCCGCTGTCAGCTTTCATCCGCCGGGTGTGCTACATGCTCGCGCAAAAAGGAGACCCTTCATGAGCACGATGTTTGCCCTGGTTCTCACCGTCAGCATGCTGACGGGCGGTAATCAGGATGTCCTGCTCGGCGTTTACGACACTGAGAATGACTGCAAGGCAGCTGCAGAAGAGCAACACGTGAAAGCTGAATGTTATCCGCTGAAAGGTGTACTGGACGAGCATCCAGCCGGGTTCACGGTGCAAATGTAGGGGGAAGAATGCAGAAGAAATGCGGTTACTGCCGTAAAGCGATCGAGGGAAAACCAGTGGTGAGCACCCTGTTGTACCTCCAGGGGAACCAGCTCGCACGGAAAGAAAAAGAGTACTGCTCTGAACGTTGCGCCTCTTACGACCAGATGGCGCACGAGGGCTAACGTAAACCCGCCGAAGCGGGCTGTACGTCCGGTGCCACCGACCAAAGTTACACCGGAAATTACCAAAACCAATGACCACCCTGAATGGGCGCTACCAATGGCCCGGGGGATTCTACATCCAAAATAGAGGCTATCACATGGAATATTTTTATCTGATAAAAGCGACTCAAAAATCGGGTAAAGCTGATGCCGTAATCTGGCGCACTAATAAATCAGAAGCTCGTGCCCTTCTGCAGCTGGACGTCGATCTGGAAGACGCTGGGATCGAAACAGGCCGCGGCAAAGACTATCAAAAACCAATTCGTACCGATTTCCCGGTATTCAATGACCTTCCGGCGGAAGGTGTTCTCGATTACTCATGGTGCGAACGCTACCAGCTCGGCGATGATGGTCGCACCTGGGCTCTGAAGCCAGGTCAGGCGCCTGCGGGTCATCACATCGATGATGCCGGAGCCGTTAGTGGCGAGCTGGTTGATGCCAGTACCACTAGCGACGCGGCACAAGGTGAGACCGTGGAAACTTTCGGTAGCGATGAATACCAGGACGATTCGAGCGCGCTTTTTAACGTGGCAGAACTCCCCTTTCGTGCGCAGCTGCTGGCGCAGTACATGGCCGAAGAACGTCACGTTTATCATATCAGCATGCCTCACCGGCAGGAGCTGTCAGCTCTTGAAATGGACACTGATAACGCAGCCGTCCAGGATCTGATTCTGGCCGCCGAGAATGTCCCTGAAATCAAAAAATACGATATGCCGGCGCTCTGGAAATTCACCAGCGCCAATAAAAAAGTCTTCCCGGAAGGGAAACGGCATGAGCTCGGCAAACGTATCCAGTTTGCAAAGCTGTGGTTCGCCACGAACGCGATCGACCGCGGCATTCTCACCAGGGAATGGGCTGCCGGTAACTGCATTTCTTCGGTTTTGAAAACTGATGCAGGAACTAATGCTGGCGGCGGTAATGAAACTGATCGCAACCCTGACTACACCCATACCCTTGATACGCTCGATGTAGAAATAGCCCTGGCCACAATGCCAATGGATTTCGATATCTACAATTTCCCGGCATCAATTCACCGCCGGGCCAAAGAGATCGTCCAAAAGAAAGAAAGTCCGTTCAAGGAATGGTCGGCAGCGCTGCGCAAGGTTGCAGGCATCCTGGATTATTCCCGCGCCGCCATTTTTGCCCTTATTCGTGGCGCCACCAGCGACATTCATCATTTCCCGGTAAGTCTGCAGACCTATATCAATGCGAACCTGACCGAGCATAAGCATGACGCCCCTTCTGCTGAGACGCTTGAAAAAGCTGGTCATGTTTCATCTGCCGCCGTCACTCAGGACGCTGTGAAAAAGGCTATCGACGGAGATGAAGGTGTGCCTGATCTGGAAACTCTCCCAACTGACTTTCAGGTAATTGGCACCGAACTGGTGAAAGAAGCTCAAAAGAAACGCCCTGACGCTAATCAGGTTCTGGCCGCCGAACGTGGCGAATATGTCGAAGGCATCAGTGACCCCACGGATCCGAAGTGGATAACCGAAGACCTGACCAAACCCAAACAGCCTGAAGTTTCAAACATGGGCAATGGTGTTTTTTCGATTGATGGTCTGATGGATAGCCAGACATCACCAGCACCAGCATCAGCACTTTCTATCGTGGACCAGGCGCGCCAGCGCGCTGCAGAAGAAAAATTACATCCAGCTAATTCCGGGGAAACCACCAGCAATGTGCAGATGGAAACGGCTCAGCCGGTCGAAGACGAAAATGATAATGCGGTATCAGCAGGCGAAGGCGCTGATGAGCCTCCTGCGCAAACAACTGCCGTGAACATGAGCAAAATACTGGCTGAACGCTGCCCGGATCTTACCGCCGAAGTGCTGAAAAGCCAGGTTTCCGAGAGTGCTCATAGCGATGAAGAGGAAGTGGCTGAACAAGCAGCGCCAGCATGGCCGGAGCATTTCGAGCCTGGTCGATATGAAGGCGTTCCAAATGAGATCTACCACGCCGCTAACGGTATCAGCTCCACGATGGTTAAAGATGCACGGGTATCGCTGATGTATTTCGAGGCGCGCCACGTATCTAAAACCATCCAGAAGGTACGCTCCCCTGTTCTGGATATGGGAAATCTGGTGCATGCACTGGCGCTGCAGCCTGAGCAGCTGGAAACGGAGTTCAGCGTCGAGCCGGAAATCCCGGAAGGCGCCTTCACCACGACTGCGACTATCCGCGCATTTATCGACGAGTACAACGCCGGGCTTCCGCCGCTGTTGAGTGCTGACGATATCAAGGCGCAGTTGGAGGCGCACAACGCCACCCTGCCCGCTCCTGTACCTCTGGGCGGCGACAAAGATGCAATTGGCATTGCGTATCTGGAATTACCTGACGAGTTCAAGCGAATCGTTGGTGACGATAAAAACTTTACCGCGTCAGCAATGAAGGCCTGCATCAAAGAATACAACGCCACCCTGCCCGCCCAGGTGAAAACCAGCGGCAGCCGCGATGCCTTACTGGAACAGCTGGCGCTTATTAATCCTGACATGGTTGCTCAGGAAGCACAGAAGGCGCAGCCGCTGAAAGTATCAGGTACTAAGGCGGATCTGATTCAGGCCGTGAAATCGGTTAAACCGGATGCAGTGTTTGCCGATGAGTTGCTGGATGCATGGCGCGAAAATCCTGAAGGAAAAGTGCTGGTTACCCGCCAGCAGCTGGCTACGGCACTGGCCATTCAGAAAGCACTGTTGAATCACCCGACCGCTGGCAAGTTGTTGACGCACCCGAGCCGTGCCGTGGAGGTGAGCTATTTCGGCATTGATGAGGAAACCGGGCTGGAAGTTCGCGTGCGTCCTGACCTTGAGATAGACATGGGCGGCCTGCGCATCGGTGCGGACCTTAAAACCATTAGCATGTGGAACATCAAGCAGGAAGGCCTGCGCGCGAAACTGCACCGGGAAATCATCGAGCGCGATTACCACCTGAGCGCGGCTATGTATTGCGAAACCGCAGCCCTTGACCAGTTCTTCTGGATATTCGTCAACAAAGACGAGAACTACCACTGGATCGCCATCATCGAGGCATCCGAAGAACTGCTGGAACTCGGCATGCTGGAATACCGCAAAGCTATGCGCGCCATTGCGAACGGTTTCGACACTGGCGACTGGCCGGCGCCGATTACCGAAGACTACACCGACGAGCTCAACGATTTTGATGTGCGCCGCCTCGAAGCGCTGCGCGTACAGGCATAAGGGGGAATAACAATGTCCAATTTAGTCGCAACTACTGAAAACCAGACCCAGAAGATCGACAACGTTTCTATCCTGACGAACGGTGAATTGTTCAACCGCCTGCGTACGCTCTCGGAAGTAATGGCCAATAGTGGAAACTTCGTGCCTGAGCATTATCGCGGGAAACCGGATGCGTGCATGGCTGTAGTGATGCAAGCAGCGCGTTGGGGTATGGATCCGTTTGCAGTGGCACAGAAAACCTTCATCGTGGGTAACTCAGGTGTGCTTGGCTATGAGGCACAACTGGTGAATGCGGTAATTAACACCATGGCTCCAACCAAAGACCGGATCCATTTTGAATGGTTTGGTGCATGGGAAAATATCGTTGGCCGCTTCATTAAAAAAACCAGCGGCAAAGGTAACGACTACATCGCGCCGGGCTGGGATTTGCAAGATGAAGCTGGCGTGGGCGTCCGCGCTTGGGCAACGCTCAAAGGAGAATCAGAACCTCGTGAGCTTGTGCTGATGCTTTCGCAGGCACAAGTCCGCAACTCTACACTGTGGGCGAGCGACCCCCGCCAGCAACTGGCCTATCTCGCCGTTAAGCGTTGGGCGCGACTGTACTGCCCGGATGTGATCCTCGGGGTCTATACCGCCGATGAAATTGACGAACGCGAAGAAAGGGTTATCAACCCAGCGCAGACAGAAAAAGTCACGCTGAATGAGATAACACACTCCGTTGGCGCTTCCACCAGCACGCAAGAGCCTGCATCTAACGTTGACTCTGTTGCTGACGAACTCCGAGACCGGATTGATACAGCTGACTCAGTGGATCAGGCCAAAGCAATTCGTGTAGACATCGAATCACAGAAAGCTCTGCTGGGTACTGCTTTGTATACCGAACTGAAGAGTAAGGCAGTGAAACGCTACTACCTTGTTGATGCGAAGAACAAAGTTGAGGCCGCCATAAATTCACTCCCTAACCCGGGGGATCCGGAGGCAGCAGCATTATTCGCGAAGGCAGAAAGCACCTTGACCTCATCGCGCCGCCACCTCGGTGATGAACTGTATGACCAGTTCCGCATCACCCTGGACGACATGAAACCGGAATACGTGGGCTAAGGGAGGCGGGAGGGTTCGCCCTCCCGGTAACGATATGACGAAAATTACTGAACGCGGAATGATTTTTAACGCTGAGATGGTGCGGGCAATCCTCGACGGTAGGAAGACGCAGACCCGGCGGCCTATCAAATGGAAACAGACTCGGTTCACTGAAGTTGGTGAGCGCGAAGACGGTAGCAAATGGCCGTGGAGCGAAGATGCAGAGCATGCTTGCGACTTCTGGCACCCATGCCCGTTCGGCGCCGTCGGCGATCGCATCTGGGTGCGTGAAACATGGGCAGATACTGGAGCCAGCGCACCGGACCTCAAACTTTATCGTGCGAATTACCCTGAGCATGTTCCGTCGATTTATGAAAACGTGCCGCCGGCTAAAGAAATTCGCTGGACGCCATCAATTCACATGCCACGCACCGCCAGCCGCATTCTGCTGGAAATCACCGACGTGCGCGTTGAGCGCCTACGCAGCATGAGCCAGGACGATGCACGCGCCGAGGGTGTTATTGCCGCATCTGGCCCTATGGAAGCCGGTTTAGCATTCCGCGAGCTGTGGGACTCAATCTACGGCGAGGAGAGCTGGAAAGCCAACCCCTGGGTTTGGGTTATTAAGTTCAAACGAATTGAGGAGCTGACAGCATGAGTCTTAAACATCGATTACCTGAGCTGGAAGCCAGCATCGACCCGGCAGCATTGCGTGCAGCCGCCGACGAATATTCGGATCTGCTTCTGACTTTGTGCTTATGCATGAAGATGGCCGGCCCCACCCGGGCGAACGTGCGCGCCTGCGCCTGCGAGCTTAAAAAACGCCTGACAACCTGGCACAGCCATAAAGAGCTCAATGCAATTCTGTCCAGTTGGGATCCCGTTGGCTATGTTCTCGGCCTCCGCCGTGAAGCGAACGACAACGCGCGCGCAGCTGGCGATCCGGTTGATGTCTTTGTGTGAGGTGTATATGCGACTGATTAACCGAAGCAAACAATCACCACTGGGCCGCCAGGCGTGCGATGCGGCACTGGCAAAACACGTTGAGCTTTATGGCGATTATGGCCGGCAGAAAATGAAGCGGACCTATACCGTCGTGGTACAGGGCACAAAAATCACAGTTGAGGTGGTTAACCGACGCTGCAGTTACGTGGCTACTGCTATGAATTGCGCACGTAGACTGCGCGCACTGGCTGGGCAAGTTTCCTGATAATGATACGGCCCCGAAAGGGGCCAATGGAGATAATGATGAGCAATGAACTCGAATTGATGAAAACGCGCGATATCTGCGAACAACTCTGTATTACACCGAGAACACTGGATCGCTATCGCAAGCGCAAAAAGAGCGAAAACCCCTTCCCTGATCCAGACTGTTCATATATGGGCGGCCCGAACAAATGGCTGAAAAGCAAAGTAGTCGCCTGGCAGCAAAAAGAGATGGTTAGGAAAACCAGACGGCCAATGTCACATCTTAATCTGCCCCGCGATAACAAAGGTCGCCTTATCCGGCCTGACGCGGCGTGAACTCCAGTACATCGGGCTCGATGATGCTCATCAGTCGGGCCCACCACTTGCCATATGCCTCTCTCATTTCTTCTATATACGTATGCTTGTCATATACAGACCATACGCCGGGCAGTTTATGCCCCAGCATTATCTCGGCAATATGCGGCTCGGTAAGCTCAGAAAAGTTTGTGCGCGCAGTTCTGCGCAGATCGTGAATCGTGAAGTGTGGCACTTGCTCGTTATAAGCTTTCAGCATGAACTTAACCAGGTTGCTGCTGATGCTCATATGGAAGCCTTCACTCATCGGCTTATCTTCGTACTTAGAGAAAACAAAGCGACCAGGTGCAAGATCAATGGCCCGTTTTATCAACGGTAGCATTTCTGGAATTATCGGTCGAAGTATCGGCTTTTTACTTTTCCGCCCGGTTTTATGGTTTTCCCATGGAACGGTCCAAATACCCTCTTCAAAATCGAAATGCGATACTTCAGCCTGCCTCAGTTCGCCGACCCTGCACGCCCATAGCAGAGAGAGTTTATAAAGTATCTTGTTCCGTTCCATCAGGCGCGAGTCCTCAATAGCTCGCCAGACTATCGCCAATTCTTTTCTATCAAGGGTGCGCTCTCCCATCTGCTTCTGGATCCCGAAATCGCGGCCAGACATTTCAGACAGGGGGTTGGTCTCAAGTAGTTGGCGTTTAACCGCCCATGAATAGCACTGCCGGCCGTTGCTGATTACCCGGCGGGTGATCTCGCTATAACCCTGTGCCAGTCTGTCCAGAACCGTAAGCCAGTTATGTAGCGTCAACTGATGTGCCGGGTATTTACCGAGTTTAGGGAAAACGTGTAGTTCGAACGTCCGCAGGATCTGACCTGCTGTTTCTTTCTGGATACAAACCATGGCGTGCCACTCGCGGAAAAGTTCCTCGAATGTGTACTGGCTGTTAATTTTTGCTTTATCGAGGCTTTGCCTGATTCGAGGATTTTCCCCGCGGGCAAGAATCGCAGCCCATTTGGCTACTTCATCACGCGCGGCTTTTAAACCGAACTCAGGATAACTGCCGATCGTCATCTTGTCCTGTTTCCCCAGAAAGCGGAAACGGTAAAAAAAGGTGACGGCGCCCTTTTTAGAAATGCGCACCCAAAGGCCGTCCCGGTCAGCCTTCTCTTCTACCTTGTCTCGTTCGCGTCCGAGACACGACTTTAGATAACTATCTGAAATAGCCAT